ACAACCCAGGAGAAGTCGTGGGCAAAGCTACAGGAAGGTCCAGAAGACGCACGCACATCATGTGGCCGTCCAGGTGTAAATGGGGGCTATTTTGATAATCCAGAACTCCAATTCGGCGTATCTTGTTATGGTATTAAGCCAGCACAGAGCAAGCACGATGCCTCAGCAATTGCCGCAGGACAATCCGCACCACTTTCTCCAGAAGGTATTGCCTTGGAAAAGAAGGTCGCAGGTTATCGTGGAGCACATGTCCCAATTATGCCATTCAGTGAGAGCAAATGGGCTCAATAAGGTCCTGGCCCAGGCCTTTAAGCCCTCTCTATGTCCAAATAAGACATACACATTGCAATGTGATGTGTGCACATTTCCAAAATTCAAAACTCAAATCCAAAAATCTGGAAGCTAAACATTTTTATCCAGGTCCAACATTGGAAGCACATCGCTATGTTCAAACATAGACCATCCACCCACTCCTTCCCTCAAATACACTCTATAATGCTATTCTGAAAAACACTATAGAAGATTAACTTCCCACACCCTAGAAATTACGACGGTTATTTGTGACCCAGCCGAGTTCGCTCACGGTGGTCTGGCGTTGTTTATCCACGACCTCCTCATCACTTTCATAATCATCGTAGCCGTTTTCATCTGCCGCCAACTTCCATAAAAAATCCGGCAACATGTAGCGCTGCTTTGTCCCTTCCAAACTGGTCTGAGCAAAAAGCATCTCTGTCTCCCAATCATCACATACATCGTTCCATTCGGCGTCCGAAATTGCCGTCTGATAATCTATATATTGTTCCTTTGACTTATAGTCCCTCATATCCGCGAGACTAGTTACTGCACGTCCATTACGCACATTCATATAAATTTCCCAGGCCCAATAACTTAGTCTATCCGCCAATTCCTTTTCTGGCATGCTAATAAAATAATTATTCATTGCCAAAAGTGGCACGAGTGTCTTTGAGACAAACTGCGCGAAATAATCTTCTTCAAATTTTTTCGCCCACTGTTCATAAGGTAAATATGCTCTTCCAAATCGTATGATATTTATATGGTCTCCTTGTCTCATCATCCTATAGTGTAAAAAAATAATCTACTAACTACACTATAGTGGGTATTTATATGGTTTATATGCGTGGACCAGTGGTCAGCGCTCACAAACCTTGCGGTGGCCGCGGAACCGACACGGTCCGTTTCAATTTGAGACCGACGCGCGACCCGCCGACCTTCTGGACTTCTATAAAGTTCATTATAGCATCCGTCTCGTCCATATTAGTCCCCTTCTGCTTATAATAGGCGCCCAAATACTTTCGCAAATTGCTGAGGGTGAGCGGTGGAACAACCTTGTCCTCTATAACGGATAGGGACCCGTCGGATGTTTGTATATTCGCATTTCGTAACCCCTGATTGTTGAGAGTATTTATAATAGCATCTTCATATTTACTTTGCTGATTTCGCGCTTCTGTCGCGAGCTTATTATATTCGTTTCTCTTATTATCGTAATAGACGAAGTTTCGTATCATAGATGGCAGGGTCTGTTGATTCTGGGTCACGACCATATTTTGACCTGTGAGAGGCGCACTCATCCTATCTACATAGGGGACTTCTAAAGACTTACGCCGATGGTTGACGCGGCAGGTTGACCGAGCTTCGTAAATACTAGGAAGAAGGTTATAACAATCAATATAATGAGTACAACCATCACTATACAAACGATTATTATATACGGGAAAAGGCGGTCAAATATGTGGTTCAAAACGGGGTCTAGTATAAAGACTTGTAGCCAGCGCTTGTTCTCGTCCTTCTGCATATAATTGGATAGCTTGTCAATTATTCGTTGGACCATGTCCTTGCGCTTATGTGCTGGCGCTGCTTGCGAAGCTGTCGTATCCGTAATAACACTCGTCCCATCATCGGTCATTTAATACTAACACATATTCCCTATAGTGCTTTTCTGACGCTCTTAATGCGTCCAAAGACAACACAAGAGACCCATGCTAATTCATTAGAATGGACACTCTATTTAGTCAACGCTTCGTCAAAGAGAAAACCCCAACAGGCAAATACACCTATCACTTCGCCGTGGCAGGAACAGGAGTTGCCATTGAAGGAGCCACAATTGGCCCTGACATTCCAAAGGAAAAGCTCCACGACATTGTCTGGGACATGCCCGCCGCTTGCCAAAACAAAGACATAACACATCCTATAATGACCGAATGGCTCTCACAATGTAATTCCTTCTTTACAAGGCCCCCACCAATTGAAACATGCCTCGCAAATGTCATCTCATCCATTGACCCGACTGCAAAAGCCGCCCCATTAACCGCTGAAGAAGAGTCTCAAGAATGGATATTATGTTGGGAGCCAACTAAAGTTGTAATTGATGCTCCGAAATTCATCCTCTATTGGGCACCTATTGATAAAAAGGAAAATACCCGGATTAACGAAGAACTCATATTTGATACAATTGAACCAGAGGCCCAGGCCGAGCTGGAGGAAGTCCATTTTGATTTGAACGCAATCGGCCAAGAACTCCCAGCCGAAAAAACGGATAATTTCCGGTCCAATGCCATCAATTTAGCCCAGAAAAAGGACATGGAACGCGTAATCCATGCCTACGAAAAGGCCAGACATGCCTATGAAAAAGCCGAGCAATATAATGAACGTTTCTATAAAAAATACGGTTTTTACGCAGTGGAGGATGATGGTTCCGAAACGAGTTCTTTTCAATCCGAGACCTGGACCGAATGCTAGGGCCCTGACCGCCTCAGAATAAAAATTTTAACTTTCATACACTATAACAGAGTAATAACATGAGCGGTCTCAAAGATTGGAAAGGAGTAATCATTGCTATCATCGTCGCAGTTGTAGTTGTTTATTTAATTGACCCAACATTCTTTGGATTAATGAAGTCTGTCAGTGGCTTCAAGGGAAGTCGCAAGACCAGCGGTTTCGCAGACATGATGAAGAAGGATGAAAAGAAGCCAGAAGTCCCAATGGCAGTTGGTGATGCAAATGTCGGCATGAACACCGCAGGTGAAGAGCAAAAGATGCAAAACACTGAACAAGAACATGTCGCAAAGGCACCAGTTGAAGGCTTTGATGACATGGAAGGTGCAGCAGACTTCAGCAGCGCACCAGCACCAGCAGGATGCTATGCTCGTGAACAAATCAACCCAGGTGAACTCCTTCCAAAGGAAAGCGGTGTCTGGGCAGAACAAAACCCAAGTGGTCCAGGTTCCTTAAAGGGTAAGAACTTCCTTTCTGCAGGTGCTCTTATTGGTATTAACACAATTGGTCAATCCCTCAAGAACGCAAGCTGGGACCTCCGTAGCGAACCAGCATGCCCACAAGTCCCAGTAAGTATCTTCAATAACAGTACTTACCAACCAGACTTATTAAGACGCCCATTGGAAATTCAGTAAGCACTTTGTGGTTACCTCATTCAGCACCCTTTGGGTGCGAAATTCAGTAAATCCAGTAAACACTCAACTAAACTAACCGACCCAACATTATAGGATGTATTCATAATACATTCTATAGTGCTTACTTCCCCCCCCCTTAACCAACTCTGAAGAAAAAAGCCATTAGAATGGATAATGAATATGCCAACAACATTACAATAGGCTCCGCCATTATACATTATTAGACCCGCCATCCGTTTAGATAAGCATCTATAATAAGCCGCAATAATAGGTATTCAATGGCCGACCAATCAGGCCTTTCAACGGCATTTTCTTTCGTAAAAGCCCTATTCCCTTCACAGTATCCATTAATCTCTATTCGTAGCAATGTAGACGGGCGCAATTATAAGGTCCGCGACATGCCCGATAAACAGCAGGCAGCCGACCTTCTTGCACGTCTTCGTCTCAAACTGGAACAACTCATGGACGCTCTTGTCCGCTCTTATCCTGACAAGGCGCAAGTGAAAAGACTCAAGCAAAACTTCCAAGCCAACCCTGAACGATTCCTGGAGTCCACCCCTGACGCCGAACACACATCCTATAGTGTAAACAAAGGCGAAGAGGTCCATTTTTGTCTGCGAGACAGGGACGGCGCGGGCGAAGACCTCGTCCCAGAAGACGTCATGGTCTTCGTCGCAATCCACGAAATGGCCCACATGATTACGAAGTCCGTAGGTCACGAGCCAGAGTTCTGGAACAATTTCGGCTGGCTCCTACAAGAAGCCGAGAAGCGCAACATCTATAAACCAATCAACTTCAAAGCACATCCAGTCCCCTATTGTGGCGTCAAAATAACTGATAGCCCTCGCTATGACCCTTCCAAAGACAATGAGAAGGCCGGTTCAGACTTCTCTATAGGAAAAATCTTTGGCCAATAATAACAGACCCGTATTCTATTATTATTAGCGCTGTATTTTCAGGCATCTTATAGCCCCTCTCATTAGAGTTGGTAGCCCTGCCATGAATCCCCAAGTAGATATTATACGAAATCCGGTCGACCCTGATACTATATTATCACCACCGGCTCCCGTTCGTATTCGTCTTATACGAAATCGTGCGGACCTGGCCACCGCAAAAATAGTGGAGCTGGCACATGTTCCAATATACTACACTATAGAGGATTTATTGAGAGCGTTATGGGTTCAAATGGGGAAGGTTGACGAATACGCCCCTGATAATGTGTTCTTGGGTCTGCCTAGCGCTGACACTAGCGCTAGCGCCGACGACCTTGACACCACGAAATATACGAGCGTGAAGACTCTCATGTATGACAACAACCAGAACCAGCTAATCGGACTTCGCAATCCCTATAAGAAAATCATATACAAGGACTTCATTACTGGAGACGGCGGTCGTCAACCGGTCCAAACATCTGACCGCATACATATGACCCTGGAAGACGTATTTTATGGAGAGGAAACCGTCCCACTCCTACATGCCTATCCAATTGCCGGCCTCATGACCGACTACGCCGGCTTCAGCTCCATAGACCAGAAAACATGGAACGGCGCGGTCTACCCATATTACCGTATCAACACCCCAATCAAACTCACGCCAAAAGGTCGCGACGCCATTAGTGTCAGTGTCGTCAATAAACGCGCACAGACCGACCTGCTCCGCGCAGTATACACTAACACTCCTATAATGAATGACCCACAACATCGTCTGTATTCCACTGGTATTAAACAGATTTCCTACATATGGCCTGAAAAGCCGGCCGAATTTCCTGGCGTGGACATGCTCTTCTACAACATAGACGCGAACAAGACGCGCCCCTTCATGCGATATTACCCTCGTAGTGGCCCCACCGTCAATAAATTATATCAACCAGACCCACTACAGCCACCCTACATCAACGACTCGGTCCTTCTACAATCCTGGGCCGCCGAAAAAAGCCCAAACAGCGCCGGCGACGTCCTCGTCGTCAAATCTGAAGTCCGCCACGCAAATCCCCCACTATATGGTTCATTCCGTATAAACCAGGACGGCAGCGCCGACTTTCTCATGCTCCCACCAAAGGATGTGCGCGTGCTCAGTCCACAGACCGAACTTATTCGCTTCTACGAAACAATGGTCGCAATGATGGAAAGCACATCCTATAGTATTAGTGAAGCCCGTTTCCACCGCGCCACATTCCAATATGGCCTGCGACTTCCACTCGGCTCACAGAAACACACGGCCAATTCGCTCGCAAATCGCGTGAAACTTCTCGGCTCCTATTTTCAAATATTGGGGTCCATTGGCGATGGGTCATTAATCACACTTCGCTATAATGCGGTCAGTAATTATTACAATGAGAACAATGTCGGCATGTTTCTCACACAATACATTGAGAAAGGCGGTGACTTATACGCGGCAGAAACCGTGGAAACACTTATGGACGTCTTTAACCTGTCTGAAGAACAAGCCGGCGAAGAAGTGAGGGCATACCAGGAACGCATTACAGAATATGGTATTGCGGACCACGATGATAAGAACTTCGTTGCCCTCAAAAATCCTGGCATTGACATTACAATATACGCCAAACATCCAACATATACGGCACACATCTATCGTGTTGACTCACTCGCACATTTGAAACGCATTTGCTTCTTGGTGAACTTGCTTCTCACATCTAGGGCCGAATCCTGGTATGGCGAAGCAATTGGCGAAAGTGAGGCTAGTGCGCCAGTTGTAGAAGCTGAGGCAGAGGCAGAGGAAGAACAGGTCGGCGAAGCCGCCTATAACTTGGGAGACCTGGATTTCCTCAATGAAGTCATAGACGAATCCAAAGAATCTCTGGAAGAAGCGGACCACGTTCAGAATCCATCTACAGCAAACACTAGACCAGCACAAGCCCAAGCGCAACCAACACCAATAAAAGACCGAGACTGCGCCGATACCGCCTCCTTCACCCTAAAAGAAGCCGACACGAAACAATTCTATATCAAAACCCTCAAATCACTGGACAAAGACCTCTTTGATTTCCAAGACCAGAGCCTCTACTCCTCGCGTTGTCAAGCAACCGACTACAAACAACCTATGGGCCTCACGAAAGAACAGTTTGAACTCATGACGGACGTATACAAAGAAGACCTCCAGAAAGACATGGCGTTTATTATATACGGGTCTCCAGACTGGGAAGCACAACTCGGCAACGCAGTCGGCAAAGAAACATACACTATATTGCGCTACGGAACTGACGCCGAAAGACCAAATTACTATTTCTGTAGTGAATACTTGTGTCTCAAAGACAGCATTATAGTGCGACCAAAAGACTACGCTAGCCCAGTCAAACGCGACGGCAAAACCCCTAAACCACCAAATAGTTGCCCATTCTGTTGCGGAACATTGATTGAAGATGTGGCCAGCCCACAAAAGGGCCAGACCGTCCTGAAACGTTATGTGAAAAAACAAGGTAAGGAACTTCAGACAGACATTGGCTTCCACAGCACCAAAAATCCAACAGGATTCTCACTCCCATGTTGCTTCATTCCTAAAACGGAAAAGTCCAAGAAGAAACAAGAACTCGCCTGGGAAAACCCAATCTTCGCACACATGAAAGCCGTGGAGGGTAGCACCGCTGCGACCAGCACCGCTGCGCAAGCCCAACAACAAACCCAGCAAACCAAACCATCTATAGTGGACCAGGGTCGTCTCATCCCCAACTACAGCATCCTACAAACTGAAATAGGCCGCGCATATGTCGTGGACGAAGTCAAATATCCAGCAAAACCAGGTGTCGTCGCCAAATGCGGCAAAGCACTTGACATATACTTCGGCCAAGACTCCAACGAACTCGCCACAAGAGATAAACTAAAACAAATCGTCAACCCACAAGCCTACGGCTTCTTCCGTATTGGTGTCTATAACAACATGAACGAACGCCACAACAGCTTCTTCAACGCCCTCGCACCCCTACTCAATGTCAATTCCGCCGAAGAAGTCGTCGGTCTATTCGGCATTAGCAAGGACGGCATCAGCGCCACAATAACTCCACGCATTTTCCTCAATCTCAACTTCGGCAATCTTCTCCTGGAATTCTTTGAACCAGGCGACCCAGAACCGACCGACCAGGCACTTGAATCATTCTCCAATCTCCACTTACAACTCTCTATAGCACAATACAAGGTAGAACTCAGTCGTCTCTACAGGTCATATCGCCGTTTCATCCACTTCATTCGTGGAACTGACCCAAGCTCCAAATTCAGTGAACTCATTCCTGACGCCAATCCTAAACCAAAACAATACCGCCAGTTCTTCCACATACTCGCAGAAAAAGGTCTACTCGTCCGTAAAAATATGGAGGACCTCACCAATGGTCTCAATATCATTGTCCTGGAATATGATGCCGACCCAACGGACCCTGGAACACGTGTCCAAGTCAAATGCCCACCCTATGGCTATGACCTCGGCCGTTATCGTAATAATGACGTCGCATTCATGACAGTGGACAAGGACGGTTTCTGGGAACCACTTATATATGCCGACGCACAATCCGCCGGCTCCGCCCACTTACTAAGTGGCCTACGTCGCTCCTATTTCCGTATACCAGTCAGTCGCTTTTCCGCGCAAACTCACTATGTCCTTCCACAGCCACTCGTTAAACGATACACGGAGTATACCGAACAATGTTCCAAAGGCACAGTCTATCGTGGTCTCTACACGGTCCAGTCAGGGGTGGATGCAGCGGCCCTCATACCGCTCAGTAAGGTCGTCTCAGAACTCGCCAAGACGAAGACGCCGGTCCGTGGTATCGTTCGCGATACATATAATCACTTGGTCGGCGTGACCGTGCGCGAAGTCGGTTCTAAACAGGACATTATTATACCGGCCGCCGATGAAGGCTACATTTCCTATAGCCATCCCTTACCAGAAATACATCTCAACTACGATGTGGATTCTCCAAAAGAGCACTATAGAGGATATGCATCAGCAGAACAAGTCTACAACTTCTACAACGGCATACAAATCAAACCGCTTCAAGTGGTCAGCCCAGGCTATGTGTTGCGCGCCTTCAAATGTACAAGCGCTAGCACTGGGACTGGTGTCAACCAATGTTCCACCCTCGTCGGTTTCACATTGGCCAATAATGTCGTCGTCCCATGTCGCCCCACATCCTATAGTGAATTCAAAGAAAAACACCCAGCCGTCCCAGTTGAAATGGACACGCTCCCCTATAAGAAAGACATTGAGTTTGAATACGAAATCAACGACGAAATTGCTAGTAAAGACGGCAAAACCGAACATGAATACGACGAAGACCTATTGAAGCGCGAAGAACTGGAGGAAATATACGAACATTATCGTCTCAGTTTTTCACGCTGGCTCCGCTCAAACGACGCCGGCCCAGAACTCCGCGAGAAACTCCGCCACCTAGTCATGGAAAGCCCATCTGTCAGTCCTCCAGAAAAGCGCCGTCAACTGGCCTACATACTCGGCCCAATGTTGGCCTCCTGGCTAGTTCCACGAACCGGCGACATAGAACAAGTCCAGACACTCGTCCGCAAAGACTGTATTAAGTTGGAGAAAGGCCAATGTAATGGACATTGTGTATGGCTACAATCATCTCCAGGCGCCGATACAGGTGAATGTCGCTTACATGTCCCAGCATCCGCGGACATAGGCTCAGGAACACCAATCGCCGATGTCGTGGACTATTTCGTCTATAGGCTGATTTATGAACTCGTCAAACTCCCACTTCGCTATAGGGAAATTGAGGAGGGGTCCGTATCGCGTATTACGCCACTTCGCACGGATATTCACATGAAGGACCAATGGGTCATCCCTGAAAATGTCCCAGCGTGGTATGAACTGCTTTACAAAACTCCCACGACCGACTACAGTGAAAAGCCGCGCTTCTACGAGGAATTCGCGGAACATGAGCAGTTCAAGGCTCAGGAAAATCTGGATGAACTATTGGAGTCGTATTTTGGCGAGGAGGTCGCCGGCAACTTAATAGTAAAGTCCATCGGCGAGTCAAAGACAGAGGGGTCATATTACGGACCGGCACATGATGTGGTCGTCACCTATAATGTAGCCGAAAAGGCCGACCGTAGTATATGGACCGAGACCGTCTATAGAGAAAATGAGCCACTCACGGACGAATTACTGGCAAGTCTCAGCGCCATGGTCGGCAATCACCCAGTCGTCTTCATAGAAGAGGGGACGGACGAAATCCGTTATGGTCTCAAGGTCCAAACACAGACGAAGAAGGAAAATGTATATATTATTCTCTATAGAATAAACGACGCCGGTTTCTACGAAGCATCGCTAATCAAACCATATGGACTTCTCTTGGACTATGTGCCGCTCAGCATGTTGGAAGGGTCAGCAGTCTATGAGCACATTAAGAATGCCCCGCTCGTAGGACTTCGTAAAATCAAGGTAGCGCCAGCGCAACTAGCGTTAGCGCAAGTATAAACCGCCCTCACATCACATCCTATAGTGCTAAATGGACCTCTCTGGCCTTCTAGAGACACATCCTGACTTTATTCCGCAAGAACGGCGAGCATGGATATATCTTCTCCAAGAAAGACATCAAGCAATTCTCAAAACAAATGTCTATAAAGTCGGCAAGACGACATCCGCCCTATACGAACCATTTACTCGTATGGCACACTATAGAGGTGGCGTGGACCTTCATTTGATGATACAAGTTCCACTGGAAAAAGTGGACGCTCTTGAAACGGACATTAAGATTTATTTGGAACGCGTCTATGGACCGCCGGTTTCTGGAACGGAGAGTTTCGCTGGAGACCTACAGGAAATGCGGCGAATTGTCGCGGAATTGTGCTTGGACTCCTTCACTTGGCCTGGTGGTATATTACAGGGAATTTTGCGTAGTGGGACTGGCGCTGGCACAGGCTCTAAAAAAACACATGTTGTTGTTGAAAAGGAACAATAATCCCTACAGTGCTACACTGTAGAGATTATTTTATAATCTGTAAAGTAGAATGCAAATATTCGTCAAGACATTAACTGGTAAAACAATCACGCTTGATATTGAGTCATCCGATACAATTGAAGCAGTGAAACAGAAAATTCAAGATAAGGAAGGTATTCCTCCAGAACAACAGCGTCTCATTTTCGCAGGAAAACAGCTGGAAGATGGCCGCACACTTGCCGATTATAATATACAAAAGGAGTCGACGCTTCATCTGGTACTCCGTCTGAGGGGCGGCGCATAAGAAAATAAATAGAATGTGTTCTACTTCTTATTCTTTTTTACGCGCTTAACAACTTTCTTCATATGTTGCCAGCATGTCAAGGCTCCTTCATAGAATGTCGGCTCATTAATATGGACGCGTTTCCCACATTGTTTCCCATTTTTACATAGTGATGTGCATGTGTAGACCATAGAATGGCCGGCGCGCTTTTTATTAGACAGCCAGGCGGCAGATGCTGTGTCAAAATCTATAGGGCAAGCGTTATGCGCACATTTCTCACTTTGTGGGAAAGACATTTTTGGTTTCTTACATTATTCTATGTGCAGTTTATTTTAGGCTTGCACTCGCTCTAAAGCTTACCATACCGTTTCCAATAAATCGCGGCACATACTTCGGCGTCGCGCATACTTTCATGTGCACCTGACGGCGGCGGACTACCAAATGTTGCCGTATATGTTTCGTCAAGTGATGGCCACTTATAACCGCCATAGCCATTCTTATTTGCGATTTTCAATTCATTTGTCGCCTTCTTCATTGTGCAAAAGAGCGGCATCGTGAGTATGTCCCCAGGATTGAGACCCACTCTCCAATATAGTGCATTGCGAAGAACATTTGCGTCAAAGTCCATATTGTGTGCGACGAGGAGCCGGCAAGTATCCAAGTCCCTACACAAGAGCGCCAGTACATTTGTCAGGTCAGACCCTTCGGCCTCCGCGCGCTCGTCGCTAATTCCGTGGACGGCCACAGCCCCAGGGTCGCTAGACCAGCCGGCGGGCTTAATAATGTAGGAGGCTCGTTTGAGGAGTCGGCCGGTCTCACTGAAGACAAGCCATGAGATACTGACGAGGTCAGGCCAATTGAGTTTCTCAGCCAGGGGCGGGTTCTTCCAATTGCGTGGTTTCCCCGTTGTCTCCGTGTCAAATACAATAATGGTTTTTCGTGGTATTTCCATTTCTTTCAAATAGGTGCTACTACTGGTCTACAGTCCGTCAATTTTAGACCGGTAAAAAAATGTTATTAGCCCGCGGCCCTTTATTCATACGTTTTTATTGAAAATACATTATTCAATATCATATTTTCAATGTCTCTTATACATAATATGTCCCCAATCTGTTCACATGTCAGGTCTCCATCCACTATAATGCGTATGTCTGGCTGGTTGCTTGTGTGTTCCATTATAGGATTGGTTGTCGTCGGCGTTGACGTTTCCCTCTTGTTTCGTTTGTTTGTAAAATGTCGCGAACATTTAGTTGCCCCCTTTATGCAAAGTCTCTCGCAGTTTTTTCGCGTACAATATTTCTCAGGCATATGTAATTTACATTTAACGACATTTGCGTGATAAACTCTAGAGCGAATTTTATTTCTACAATTTTTTTCCGCGCATTTTCGCATGTCTGATTTTTTGTATCTTGACATTTTGGCTCTCAAGTCTGGTTGTCCATGTCAGGGCCGCCACCGTGTTCTTAAATTTTTTCAGGTCTAAACGCCGGCCACGACAAAATCACAAGAATCTACGCGACGATGGACCTCAAATTAATACAACAAGACAACATTCCTATAGGTATTGCTATAGGAGATGTGCAGAGTACAAATGACGGCGATGTCGCCATCTACAGTATTTTATTACAGAAACTAAAGAAAATCCAGCCGCAACATCTTATAGTGGATGTGGGAGCATGTGATGGGGCTTTTTCACTCGTTTCACGGGCTGTATGTGGAAATACTATATACGCCTTTGAACCGAATAAACGGACCTATTTTCAACTCGTGGACTACTTAAAGAGGCGGTCGGTCCACGGGATTTATGTGATGCCGTTGGCAATTTCCACGCAAGACAAGGAAGTTTTCCTAGAAGAGGCTGGTGGGTCGTCTAATATAAGGGGACTAGCGTCAGCGCAAGAGCAAGCGCTAGCGCAATCTAGTTCATGTATATGTAAACCGTTGACCGACATTATAGAGACTGACCGACACATTTATTTTATGAAGATTGACACCGAGGGTTGCGACCTTGATGTCCTGGAATCGTCAAAGCCATTTCTGGAGAAGGGGGCGATTGATAACATCATCTTTGAATATAGCGCATTCTGGTTAGGTAGCACGGCCGAAGAAGCAGTCCGCGCCTCCATGCCGATGCTGACCTATTTGTCCGAAAAATACAAGTATATGTATAGTTTGTCTAGGCGCGGACATCCATATGCGGTCGGTCCAATGGCACAGACCGACCTCCAATCATTCGTCATAGACCATTATGACCGACATCTACAGACGGATATCTATGTCTCAAATGAACCGCTGGACTTTCTCCAGACAATGCCATACATGGCCGGCGTCTATTACGCATAGAGTGCCGCCACCCTCTCTTGTCAACTAATCTAAAAAAATAGTATATAGACATAATAAGAATGGACCAGGCATATAATGGACCGATATTTCATCGGTCGCGCTCAAATGTCCATTTTTAATGGACATTGACCTATAGGTGGTTCTGCTGGTGGGGCAGGACTATTCCTTGTCCTATGTTGCTACAAACTCTGTAAAAAGATTGCCGGCGGTTCCTGTATTAATTCGCGCACGAGAGTTCATGTGGAAATCGGCGACGAAAAGAGTGCATACCGATTCAAATCGGACGCATCACATATGTGATGCCTGGTTCTGCCTTTCAGGCAGAAAAACGCAACTTTCCACATACAATTTGGGGACCAGAGTAAATTGCCTGGCTCTGTCGCAAAAGGCGATAATACAGGTCTGCCAAAGGAAACGACCAGTGAAACGCCGACAAAAATAGAAGTCAAATCACACGCTGACCCTGATGAAAACCCAGTATGATTTTATGAGTTAATCGCAATAACTCATAAAATATAAATAATTAATACATCCTATAGTGCTTATTCTCTTAGGCGTCGCTGGTGGATTATGCGAAACGGCGAGTAATTCCCTTGGAAACGGTCCTTGAACTTGCGAATGAATATCCTACTGACGCATCTGATTTGACCGAAAAGGAATTTATACCTGATAAATAGATGGGAGGATGTTCATCTAAAGTGGTTCCAGTGATATCCCTCTTACCATCATCAGATACCAGTTCACGGGCTGTGTCCTATAGTTATGATGATGTAGCTACTCATGTTTATAAAAAGGAGAAGTATGCCACAGCAATTAAGTCTGAGTTTGATACATATAAGAGGAATTTACGCACTATAGAGTCCATTGTTAAAACCGATAAACATTATTTACTGACGGAGTTTTTCTATATCCGTCAAGAAAATATTAAAGCCCGCATGAATAAATTGTTTGAATCTATGGCGGTGTATGATGAAAAGTTTGTCAAGGTTTATAGAGCGCGGTTTAAAGAGTTTGAGAAATCCTATAGGGGATTTATTCTTTATTTATATATGAGTGATAAGCTCACTATTGACGAAGTGCTCATTAAGCGAGAAGATGTGCGGTCGTTTTTCGGTATTCGTAAGAAAGTCGTGTCTTTTTCTCAAATGCCGACTATTATTTGATTGGGGCAAAATAATCTCTGCTGGCGTTAGAAGCTATCAGAGATTATTATCTGAGTTGGTTCATATGTTCTAGGGCTCTTTCACGGCACAAGTTTTTATTATCCGTGTAATCGCTCATACATTGGCTATAGTATGTGCAGTAATCCAATTTCTTATCCATTGTTGCATTCGTCTCAATACATTGCTCAAATGTGTCTTTTGGTTTTTCTACATGATGTGTCTGGGTAGCACCACTACTACCACCAAAACCGAAATAGCCGGCAATGCTGTGGCCGACACTCGTGCCTATACCCCATTTGACACCTTCCATTATTCCCATAGATGTCTTGACTTCGTGGACATGTTCTGGTGCTTTCGCTGGTGCTTTCGCTGGTGCTTTCGCTGGTGCTTTCGCTGGTGCCTTATAACTGCTAGTTCTAAAGGATGAACTACTGCGACCACCGGAATTTGAACGTCCTGGCATTCTATTAGTATTTTAGAAAAAGGCGTGTCAATACATAACCATATAAATACTACCCCACATTCCTATAGCCAGTAATGGAATTCCAGTCTCTCCTGACCAAATGGCACATAACAATGTCTCAGGAAGAAATCCTGGCTCGCTGGTCTGAGCCACATCGCGCATATCACGGTCCAGCACATTTGGCCGACCTTCTTGCGCAAATCAACCGGCATGTGGAACTGTCCACAAGAGAACGAGAAATCCTAACCCTCGCAGCAATTTTCCACGATATTATCTATAACCCTCGTCGCTCAGATAATGAGGCCCAATCTGCGGAACTATTCCTCAATTCCGTAGCCATGGACAAAGATAACGCCGACATTCAAGAAATCGCCACAATAATTCGCGACACGAAGGACCATGTGCCCTCCACGCATTTGTCCACCATCTTCTCACATATGGACATGGATGTCGTCCGTCGGCCATATGAAGAACTCCTCAAATGGGAGGCCGGTATACGCCATGAATACAAGCATGTTCCAGGTATTGCCTATGTTGTTGTCCGTGCGCGCTTCCTCGGCCAAATGATAAAAAAATACCCAGAAAATGCTGTGGCTCTTCGGCGATTGCGAAAGCGTCTCTTGTTTCCTTGGGTCGCGAAGCGGTAGAATAATCTCTATAGTGCTACACTATAGGAATTATTTTAATGATGTTTCACAGGTGGTCTTTCCTCCTGAGGATAATGAGAGAAATCAATTGGAACTTTGAAGCCACCTTTCACTGCTTTACGACGACATTCTAACATTTCCTCCACGATTGACGCATATTCGTCGCTAATCATGTAGCGTTTGAAACTCGTATTATTTGGATGAATTACAATAAGGAACATTTCAACTATTTCCATTCCATAATAAGTTTCCAAGTAATATTTATAAATATTCAATTGCAGACCATAGTGATGAAGGTTAATATCGTCTAAGATACTACAAGGACCATAGCCTTTTTGAAACTTATTCTCCATTTTAATCTCCGTGCTTCGCTTCCAATCTCCAAGGCAAAACTTTCCATCGTTGCGCAGAAATACACAGTCTATTGAGCCACACAAGCGCAAATCTTCCGCGAAGACCTCATGTTCTGAACGATACATACGGTATATGTCCTTATACTTTCTATAGAAACGCATGAAGTATTTCCATTCAGTTGTGTCGTAGATTTTCGGGTCTATTTCATCGTATGCTTCGTTATACCATTGTTCTATCGCCAAGTGCATCGCCGTTCCTGACCCACTTGCCTGAGCACCATTATCGGACCATTTCTTCTTAATCTCATCTGGTGTCATTCCATAGTATTTTGATTGGGTCCACTTCGGCGAATTCATCATCTTCGCAATGATAGCATCGGCATCAAAATGACCGAAAAAACTGTGAATGAACGTGGTCGTGCTCATTATATTTGTGCTATCGCCATCTATGAAATATGTATGCGTATCTTCCACGAAACGAATGCGAGCATCACGAGGATGTGCGTTTATAACTGCTAGTTTTTGCCACGGAGCCGGCATTCTTTCCTATATCATATAGTATACTACGCGCCGGCTTTAGACCAACCTCCCCTCGGCCCAACTCACTTCCTCAACATAACAACAAGCAATACCACGGCAACAACCGTCATAATCCCCATGAAAATATAGACGACCTTCAAGCAACGGGCTTGCCGCCCTTCCTCCGCTGCTCCCTCTTCTGAAAATAAATGGTCGTATTCGGCCCTGTAATACGAAAAAAATAAGTCGTCCCTCAACGGCGGAAGAACCTCAACCGTATACTGACTCATTCCCTATAGTGTGGTTCTATCTTTTTTGAAATATTTATAACTAAACCTATATTACAATATTTTATTTATTTTTTCTTTTTCTTGTTTTTCCCCCTATTCTATTATTATTTATTTTTGAATTTTTATGAAAAATATTCATATGCCATTCTGGAAAAATATTTAAATTTTTCTTTTGTTCTTCTGTAGGGTTATGTTTATTCCATCCAGTAATAATAGGATAACCACTTATATATTGTTCCGTATTTTTATTTGACTTATCACTATATAGTGTTTTATTTTCTGGTATTCTAATTAAATATTCCATTTCTATTTAATTACATACATATTTTTATTTTTTGGCACGCCCCAGCACTAAAACCCAGCGAGTTCCATTAAGAATTTGCCATATTTATTCTCACCCTCTACTGACCCGTCGGCTCTACAAATACCACCGAGGTCGCTGGACTTACTTTCGGCCTCATAGACGAGCATCTTACCTTGCGCAGCTAGCCCATCCACTATAGTGCGGAAACGAGCATCGCGCTCATAACGAACACGCAAGCCGTGTTTGAGAGCGTCGTCCTTAATACTGACCCACGCAGCATCATCTATAACAATACCTGCCTTCTTCAAATAGGTCTTCTTTGCCCGTTCATTCAAATCCTTGTTCTCCTCGGCCGTCAACTCTGCGCGTCGTGCCTCAGTCAACTTTCCTGCTGCCTTATCCAACTCCGCAAGTGCCACATACTTCTGATGTATGCCGCCCTTCACTGTAAAATCGCCGGCCGCTTCTGGCTTATTAGACGCCTCCTTCATTAACATACCAAGCATGTAATGTTTCACACTAGGATACACTATAGATGGTTCGGCCTCATCTGGTATTGGGAAATGTGTCGTATAGTCCAACCAGACCGCGTCGGCATTCGTGGACTTTGCGCTAATCTTGAATCCCACCCTACAGTCCCTTGGTGCGGCCCTGCGTGCGGCCTGTTTGACCGCCGCCTCAGTCTCTCCCAATGTTGGGTGTGAACGGCGCTTGAAGATGAACCAACGATTCAAGAAACTGAAGCGCTTCTCGGCATCGCTCATACGATAATTGCGACCGTCCTTCTCGGCAACCTCATATGTATCACCGAATAGTTGTGTGCTGGCTGGGACACCGATGTCGCGACATTCGGCCTCTGTGAGCAATTCAATACCCTTCTCCTTCAGCATGGCCGTCAAGAACTCAAATGGCACAAGGAATTCACGATGGCTCGTTCCAATACTAATGAAGTTCACATCTATAGCATTACCGAAGAATACTGCCGCGTTCTTCTTGGAATTAATGTCCGTATTGGAATATGACTTCACTATAGACCAGAGTTCCACATCATTTTCTATGCCGACTATCTTTTCGCCGACCTTCTTCGCACTAAACTCGGTGTCCTTCATGATGGCTCGTCCATCAAAACATGCGCCAATAAAGTAGCCGCCCACGCGCAAAGTGTCATCCAAGTTCTTGAGGAAACCCTTGAACTTCTCCGCCGTTTCAAAGAAATAATGGAGGGAAAACATGGCCGAAACCACATGAGCACCGTCGCGCAACTTGCCATAGAGACCCTTCTTCTCAAAGAATGGCGGTAAGGCGCCGACTGGCTGATTGAGGCCAAAGACGGCGCGCAACATGTCCGCCTCCTCTGGCGATTGGCCGGCCGCACCGTCCACGAGCGACTTACTACTATCTCCTATAGCAAATACCATTGGTGGAATAACGGCCTTCTTGTCGCGTGTTCTGGAGATGACGCTCATATAACGCGCATAAGCACCATGTTCTGGTTCCGTTATGTTTTCACCCGCGTAGTCCACTCCAAGGACAAAGTCCACCTTATTACGGAGCCAGTTGTGAATGTCGGCCGCACGACCTACAGATGTGTCCAGGACATATTTGAGTTCGTCGTCGGACTTCTTCTTGAGCACACTATAGAGGATTCGTCGTTTAATGTAGTCCTTGTGGTAATCACGAAGACCGCGCACGAGGTCCAGGTCTTCCTGGTCGGCCTTGCGCTCATAATAAGTCTTCTTTAGTGCGGTGGCTGCGGCAAGATGTGTGAGTTCCTTGAGCTCTTCGGCGGATGGTTGGTCCTCGCCTGTGCGTATCATATGTGCCGTCACTGGGTCGTGAATACTATTCCATATAATATTTCCATTGCGCATGGTGTTCATTGTTCCTTGGACGATTCCGCGAAGGAGTTTGGCCGTCTTGTCTGGACGGGTCACGAGCGGTTTCCAGCGCCAGCCCTGGGATTTTGCCGGTTCATACGACATTTCCACAATACTGAGGTCGCGGATTGGTTCTTCACTGTCCACGGTTTTGACGAACTCTTGGCCGGTGTCCTCGTCCTTTTCCACTATAAGATGGCATACATTGGCGTATACATCACTATAGTCGGCTGGGGTAAAGAGGACCGGTTTAACACTGCGGTCATTTTCGGCTGGTATGTCCATGACATTGAGAATGGTGGAGCGTGGGTCGTCCCAGACATTTTCTCCGCGACCGCCAACATAGAGGCGTGCGGTCTTGTAGCGATATGTTGCTCCGCTGTCTTGGTCAATGCCGACTTCTATTTTCTCGGCGCCGTCGTTATCGCGTTCAAACTTGACCATAAAGTCAATCGTATTTTCACGCGCCGGTTTCCACTTGAATTGTTGGAAGAAGATGTCGCCGCTCTTTACTGGAAGGGGGGTGTCATTGGATGTGAAGATGAGGCCGTCAGTCTCGTAAATACGGGTCTCCTCGGCATCTAGGATATCAGCGGCTTTCTTGAAAATTGTGCTTGCGCTACCAGTGCTAACGCCGTCAAAATAGAATCGCTTATTATTAATCACCAGTCCTGTTCCTGGTTTCTTTAAGCCCCCTTTAATGCCCTGTGCCCATTCTTCCATATCCCTATAACGGGTCTTGACCGACTTATCCGCTGACCAAAATGGTTTCTGCGACACATCTGCGCCCTTGAAATAATAGACATCAAAGACGTATAAATTATTGAGCCCTTCGCGCACAACGACGCCACTCAGTGGGTCGGCCGTCTCCTTGCCGAGTGTGACCCATTCGCCGTCCACCAATGTGAGCGCGAGGTCTTTGAGAACATAGCCGGTCTTGTAAAAGTGCATGTTCATGTCAATCATGAAGAGTTCACCATTCTTATCCACGAAACCGTGGACACGCAGGCCATCCGCCTTATCCGTCACATTGTAATTGGTCCGAATACTCTCTATAGTGTCGTCTTCGTTCTGTGCCATATTTTCCTTTGACAATGTCACCGGTTTTACACCACGAAATGCGTCGGACCCTACCAGTGAAATATAGGCGTTGAGTGCCGCACGTTCCTCGCTCTTCTTTATAAGAAGTGTGCTGTTCTGAATACCGCGTAGAATAACACCAATGCCGCCACTAAGACGCTTCAAGGCGCTCTCTTCACGTGCCTTCTTGTCGTCAATAGCCATGAAATAGTCGCGGAGCAATTCCACTTCCATTTCATAGGTCGGTTCATTGGACATTATGTCCTCATCGTGGAACTTCTTTACCCATTTATAGTGTCCTTCTCTGTCCTTACTGGTGCTACGAATCATACTGAGGTCAAATCGCACGCCGTCCTTTTCAAATGTCCAGCGCTTAATCATGCGAAATGCCTTTGGCTGATTGTCCCATTGGGCGAAGGCGAGCTGAAGGGTGCGGTCGCAGTCTTCCATGCGGTCTTCATTATAGGAAAGTGGGAGTTCGCGGCGTGTCTTAATCATGACGTCATATTCGGTGAGTATGTGAGTGACGACGACACCAGGGCTACGGTCCTTTTTAATGGCACGGAGCGGCTTGCTGAATGCGCGATTATCACGACAATACTGTTGAATGACGCCAGGATTGTCCAGTGTTAGACGGACCTGGTCGCGGAGCAATATGTTGAGTTTATCGGTCTGTGGAATCACGGCATAACCTAGAGAACTTAGACGTTTGGCCACACGGAGAAATGTTTCTACATCTACCGAACCGCCGCGACCAAATGTGGCTTCTAGCTCCACATCGGGTCCTTTTAACATGGTGGACACCATGTCCTTTATTTTACTAAGATCTGAGGCACCGATTTCCATCCTCCTTTCTATTATAATGTCTCAAATAATCTTTAATCGCTCACACATCATAAAAAAATCGTATCAATTTTCTTATTATGTCCTTGTTTTCTCTTAGGCTATTCTTACGCTAGTCCACTTGCACTACACTTTTCGCTTCACTCCGCTTGCACTCCGCTTACCCATTTACTAAACGCCGCGTAGACGAGGCCGCGCGACGCTCTGATAACCAACTCGTCCTTCTTAATCTTTTCCGCCGGCAAACTCACTCCATGTTCCTCACACAATGCCTTAATCTCATCTATAGTGCCCTTCACTTCCTTTGCCTCAACAGTCCAGCCATCCGCAACCTTGATACCTAGCCATGCCGACACGCCCTCAGGACCGAATCCACGTGGTGCCACATATATACTGCGATAATTATGTGCGAAATAATATACTGGAATGTCTCTGTCCCATGTCGCTGCGTCCTCTGGAATGAACTTAATAGTCTTATCCGTTTCATTCAAGATCATCATCTGGATTTTATAGAGAGCCGCCAGTGCCCCTAGACCATAGGCCGACCATGGCGACGCCTCCTTCTCGGTCACTTCCACGAGACCCTCGTTAGTCTTTGCCTTTGGATGTGCGCGACCTTTCAGTTCCGCCTCTGCTCGCACCTGTAGGTCCGTACATGTGGACCGCAAGAAGGCCCGCCGCACTGGGACCGACGACGCATTATAACCCTCCATATCAAGAGCACTCAGCACGCACGATAGGGGTGTACTCGGTTCCACGGCCATTTGTGTCCATACGCCCTCTTCTTCCACAGGAATACTAATACACTCTATAGTGCTTTCTAAGGCTACTGGTGGTGGGGTTCCTGCGTGTGGATTACGACGTATCCAGCCGACTACATTAGCCCACGAAACTTTATCCAACGGCCGAACATCTCCGCGACCTCCTGGCCGACCTGTATGATGTGGTCTAGGACGAAAGTTATCATCTCGCATTTTTATATAAATATTCCGTGAGTATTTATATAATATATAACGCCGGCTTCTTATATCAATTTTATTGGGCTGCTTGAGCCACTCCTTCCTTCTCATGTCTGTAGAATTCCATTTCATCTATACGGTGTTTTTCTTCAGCCTTCTGTGCCTTCACGAGGCTCATGTAGTCAGAAAGGCTCTGAACCACGTCATCGTCCATTTTAGAAAGGTCAAAAAAAATGCCATTACTGTTCTCGGTATAGGATATGGCAGCCTTTTTAATAATACGGAAGACTTCGTGAAACTGGTCCTGAGACAATTCCTTCATTTCTTCAGCCAATATTTTTCTCTTCTCGTAACTGACTTCAACCATCTAACATACATCCTATAGTGCTTCAACCTCGGTTTTTACGCCAAAGTCAATAGGACCTATAGAATTTGCGCGACCCTTATAGTTTCCAACACTGAGAATGAATGGGTCATTGACCTGGAAACGGGACTTACGAAGTTCAATGTCAATCATTTCCCCAATTTGAACGGAGTCGTAATCATCGTCGCCAATATGGAGGTCGCGTGGAATAAGTATACGAATGGCGTCCTTATAAATAACATAGAGACCCATGTTATTCTTTTTGAATACCTTGCCCTCTATAGTTGAGCCGTTGGATGGATTATATACACGACCTTGGACTTGTGTGTGAAAGATAATAGAACCGGTAAAGCGACCGTTTTCCAAAATACCATTACTGCGAGAAATTAATTTCAAACTACCGGGTATTACATAGCCATGAACACTACACTTTCTTTCCAATTTCGCTTGTAAATACTCTATTATTTTTTCATCAATAGAATTAACCTCTTTAAGAGTATTAAGGTCTTTTGGACTAAGAGCAACCTTTTCCTCAAAAATGACAGTGTGTTCCATTCTAGAATTGACTTTTTCAAGGTTCATTTGCCTAAGTACCTATTTATTAAATTGAAAATGGAATTTAGGCGTTTTCAATTTTTATGGTAGGGGGAGATTTTGTCTATAAATAACCGCTATTATCATCCTCTTCTTCCTCTTGCGATGCTGATTTTTCTTCTGGTGTTTCACTTGATTTTGTGAGTTTTTTGACTGCGAATTTTGGCTTAGATTCTGGAATTTCTTGTTCCTCATCATCTTCCTTTGGTCGTGCTATCTTCTTTATAGTGAATGGCTTTGCTTCAGGGACTTGGACTTTTTCTTCTACTTGCGCTAGCACTGGAGCTGGCTCCACAACTTCTTCCTTTGGTCGTGCTATCTTTCTTATAGTGATTTTCTTGGGTTCTTCTTGTACTTGGACTGGTACTGGCGCTGGAGCTGGTACTGGTACTTGTTCTTCTACTTGCGCTACGACTTCCTCCTTTGGCTTTGCTATTCTCACTACCCGTTTCTTTAAGACTTGCCCTGGTTCAACTGCTACACCTGACACTATAGGGATTGGATTTATGTTTACTGGGCTGACGTTTCTGAGAATTTGGGCTGGTTCTACTGGTTCTTGCGCTTGCGCTTGCGTTAGCACTGGTGCTGGTACTACTTCTTGCACTGGTTCTACTTGCGGAGCTAACGGCTCTTCCACTACTTTCTTCTTAAGTTTAATAACGCGTTTTACATCCGGTTCAACCATTCGCGTTGCTTCCTTATAACCAGGAATCTTCTTACGTTGGAATGGAACCGTCGTTCCTTTAATAAGACGTGCCTTCTTGTTTTCACGTGGCGCTGCCTTCTTTGCCACCGCCTCCTTCACGGCATCCCCACGATGTCCGCTATAGTAAGCCTCAATAGGTCTGTAGAACCACCTTAATCCACCGAGCTTATGATGTTCCATAAAACGGAGCTGGAGTTCTAAAAGGGTACAGAGCTGGCTATTATTCTGATGTGTCTTCATACCAGCATAGCCGAGGTCTATGTCCAATTCCTCCTGTAAATAGGTATCTACTGCATTGAATGCGTCGTCAATCAGTGCCGATTTGGAAACGGTTTCACATACGAGACCATGTGCGACTGGCATACCTTTCTTTGCCGGCGCGGCCATCTTGAACTTGAAAGCCCCCAACTTATATGTAATAAATCCATACATTGGTCCAGCGCGTCCTTCTACCGCCGTGTCTACTGACCCAGTGCGAACAGCGTCCTCTGGGTTTTTCTCAAGCAATTTCTTCAATGCCTCAGAACATGGCTTGCCTTCGCAATAGTATTCCAAGACTCCACTATAGGGATTTATGTATCTGGTGGCTCGGACATTGTCCATTACTACGCGATGTTGGCTGCCGGCGTCTTCAGCTTCGGCAAGCCGTTGTTGCTCGGCCTCCGTGAGCCAGCTGTCCCAGAAATATTCACGGGCCACTTGTGCGGCGTCAGCTTTGTAGTCATGTGGAATGTCATTGATGAATTTAAGAACCATTGCGACTTTGTCGGCAAGTGCCTCATAACGCGCATTATCCTGTAGTTTGGTCGTTGGGTCCGTCACATAGAGCTGTAGCATCATGTCCACTTGTTCGGTCAGCTCCTCGCCGTCCTCGGCCTCCACCAGCTCAATCCACATCATCAGTGTGTCCCAGTCCAACGGATTACGCTGGCGAGCACCAATAACCACCGGTTCAACACGGACCGGCGTGTATATGTCGCGCTTTACTGGGAGCGGTGCCACACGAACTGCAATAGGAATGTCCAGGCTATCATATTGATATGGCTGGAAAAGGTAGTAGGAGTTGCGATAGATGATGTAGCCGTCCAAGTATGCTCCCTCACCATTGGTCTGATGTCTGACGACAAATGTTCTATCCCCTATAATGCTTCTCAGGGCTATTGCTATGGCCGTCTTGGAGAATTCCGTGCGCGTTTCCATAATGTTGACGAACTCGGACTCGTGATATGCCGCCTGTTTCTGGAAAAGGAGGCGAATGTAGTCCTTGATTTTACTTTCCATGTAGGATGCGTGAAATGTAGTATATGTGCTCATGTCCAACTTGTCCGTGTCAATGGAGACCGGCGTGGTGCATTCCATGTCGGCCGGCTTACAGCTTTCTAGCCAATCGCACAAGAGTGTATATGGCTTGTCGTTGACATCCACGAGTCTGTCTGCCCCCTTGCTGTCGGTCATGGGGACACGGTCCAGACCACTAATGTATACTGCGCCCTTGCGCAAATTACAGTCCACGGCATTTATTTTGAGTATACGGCTGACTGTGCCGATTAGTGCGGCCTTTCGCAGAGCCTGGCGATAGCAATATAGGTCGGCACTTTCTACGGTCTTTAAGCCCCCACAATGGAGGTAAATGGTGGTGTTGCGGTCGGCAGGGGCGAGGGCACAGTGGCTGCGGAAACGAATACCACGTCCTATAATCTGCTCCGTCTTGTTCAAATGGAACCATGCGTCCAAGACGTGGACTTCGCGCACATATTTAAGGTCAATACCCTCACTTGCTATTTGCGAACCGAGGACGACTTTTACGAGACCGCCGTCTTTATTTCCTGGACTAGCTGCGGCCTTGATAGATGCCGCATTATTTGGACTGAGACCCACATCACCAGTGAGTAGCACATACTTTGCCGGCGTAAAGTTGTGGCCGTGTTCGTCGGCGGGGCCGTGATTAGGCTCGCGACGGTCGCAATAAGCACATGCGCGTCCATTCCTATAGAGATTGGGTTCATTGAGAAGTGGTCGGTCGGCGCCGTATGGAGTGTAGCCGTGGGCCTCCAGGACGAAGGCCATCATCAGCGCACCGGATTTAATGAAACGACTATAGACGAAACATACGCCGGCGGACTCACGTATAGAACGCATAATTTTCGCCATTTTGGGCGAGTGGTTCTCTAAGGCTCCAAGAACGAGCCAGTCGGTGACGCCGGCACGGGTCTTATAACGCTGGCCGTCTTTCATGAAGGTGGCTTTGAAACCGGCCGCACCGAAACGACCTTCTTCGGCAGTTGCGCCGGCAATTTCCTCACTATCATCGTCTTCTTCCTCCTCATCATCTATAGTGTTTACCTTGGCCACACTTGGATAAACGACATTTGAATATTGAATGAGTGTATCTACACCGTTATAGCCATAACCATTCTTTTCAAGGACTATAGATGTGATTTTCTGGTATTGCTTGGCTTCGGCGCTTCCTTCTGGGAAATTGCTGATGACGAGCGGGGTCTTTTCCGCAGCCTTTATGTCGTCGGTGCTGATTGCATCCTTTGGATTAAAAGGCGTTTTTGGGTAATTGGCCGCGGCGACACGGTCTGCAGTTTCAGGATAGAGACGCACAGGGAAACTGCGTGGATTTTCACCGCGCATGAAACTCACATAGGCATTGGCAAGTGGCGCAAGAATGGACTCTGCGGTGGGCTTCAGCTTGCCGTCGCGCTCAAAGACTTGGTCATCTCGTATAGTGATTTTCTTGTCGTTGAGTAATAGGAGATTTAGAAGAAAGACGATTTCACGGACGGAGTTGAACATGGGTGTGGCCGTCATTAGCATGAGTTTGATGCCTTCCACGTCTTCCACGAGTCGGCGGAGTTTTGATGTAAGGACTTTGCCGCCGGCCTCGGTCTCTTTGTCTTCCAGCGTGTCAATGTCCTCATCGTCGGCACCAGTGCCTGTGCTGACATCTCGCACATTATGTGCTTCGTCAATAATCAACATCCTATAGCCAAATCGTTCACGCAATTCATCGGCCTCGGCATGTGCGAGTGTATACTCGTCGGATAAACGCCGTTGTTGTGCCCGCTTTAATGTCTTTGCGATTTCATTGGCAAACCGAATGTAGCCGTAGAATTCGTAGCGCTGTGCGACGGCCTTTGCCACGAGGTTCTGTATGACTTTCTTGTCGCGCTCGTAGAGAGTTCCTGTGAGCTTTAAATAGGTTGTTCCAGTACATTGATTGCTGGTATTTGGCATTGAGCCAGTGCCAGTGTTGACATCATCAATGTTGAAAATTGTCCGTTTGAAACCCTCTTGAATGTTCTTTGGAGCCACAATAATTACTTTGCGGGTACTGTAGATGTCTAAATAGGCCTCTGCTGCTTGAATAGCGGCACATGTTTTACCAACACCAACACCGTGATACAATAGAACACCATTATAAGGAGTTCGGGGGTGCATAAATGATGCTACAAAGCGCTGAACAGGCGTGATTTCAAAGTTCTTGGCAATGTCGTCGCTCTGTTCTTTCGTTTCACTAGCTTCTTTTGACTCCGTCAAACACGGGTCCTCATCAGGGTCAAACTTACTTTCGGTAGTTCCGTATTCGGCCTTTCGCAGCAAATTCTCAATGAATGACGAACTAATGTGAACACCAACATCATCTATAGTGAGTTCGTCGTCAGGATATAGGCCATAACGCCGGTCCTTTTCTGGAAAAAGTTGTGCGCGTTGTATTGTTTCTAAAACATCGTCATTGCTATCAACAGCGGCCCAGCGTCGTATAAGAGCCTCTTTTGAGAAGTTCTCAATAGTCGCTGTCGGTATCGTTGTCGTGGTCGGCTGCGACTTCGGCATAGGTTCGCCCGTTGATAAGATTGTTTCTTTTTTCGTCGGCCGACTCATAATGCCCTCTATTATGTGTCTCATCATTCGCAGTCGGTTCACTTACGCTAAGGCAAGTGCCACTGCTTATGCCTATTTTACCACTGGTGCCACTGGTTCCTATGCCTAAGCCTGCGCTGCTTGTCGGATTAATAGGCCCAATAAGTAGCGGCATGTAATTCTTTATAGTGTTATATACTTGAACAATCAAGTCCTTTTTCTCATTATTATAAAAGCGAATTTTTCGGAGTGCGTCCTCATAAGAGACCCAGCCAATGTCTCCTATTTCGCGCATCATTACTTCGTCGTCCTTCTTAATCTTCACGGTCACATTATAGGGAATATATGCTAAGTAATAAATAAGTTTATAATTGATATTGTTTGTTCCGCAGAAATTCTCCTGAAATGGATGTAAATTTTCAAATATGTGGAACTTGTCGCTGCTGAGACCGGTCTCTTCGCAGAATTCGCGCTCGGCCGTCTCCACTGCGGTCTCATTGAGGTTCGGCTTGCCTTTGGGGAAGCCCCATTCGGCCGTCTTCCACTTGGTCTTGTTTTCGCAAATGAGTTGGGCCAGCGTATATTTCTCCTTCTTGGCTGGGTCCTCTACGCCGGCGCTGATTTTCTGGAACTTCTCTTTACTTACCTCAAAGTCGTGCTTGTAATTCTTGTTTTCCTGGCCCCACATATTGCGCCAGAGAGTGTCAAAGTCCAACATGAGGAGGTCCTCTTGTTCTTTGGCCGTCGTCTCGGATATAATGGACCGCAAATAGTCCACATCATTGATTTTGTATTTGCCGCGAATTATTTCCACGAAGCCATATGTATTGCGCCGTTGTATCATGAGAAATTCCACCTTATTCATGGGAATCGGCTCAATGGTTCCTGCGCTATCGCTCATGCGATACTGCGACCAGCTAGGGTCCGCAATACGAAAAGCAATAAGACCATAGGAACTGACTGGTTGATAACAATTTCGTATATGATGCCCGTATTGATTACAATTTGTACATCGGATTCTCGGATTATTGGTGCTACTGTTCGTCGTTATAGAAGGAATGTCTTTCCCGCGAATGCCGTATAAGAGTGGGCTACTCATTTTTATTAAAATACTATCTATAGTGTATTATTTGATTGGCCGTTAGACCGGCTATTCGTTTGGTTGGCCTTATTCAATAAAGGGACTATAGGGTAGATATGAGTAGTCTCAGTATACCACCAGCAGTATGGGGACCTTTCTTCTGGCATACAATACATTTGGCCGCACTCGGCTATAGTGTGAGACCGACAAACGCCGAAAAGAAGGCCGCAAAAGACTTCTACGAAAGTCTCGTCCATATGATTCCATGTCCCATATGTAAGACACATTATGCCGACTTTCTTCTCAAATATCCACTTACACCGAGCCTAGATAATCGCACGGACCTTTTCCGTTGGACCGTCAACATACATAACGCAGTCAACGAGAGCCTCGGTAAGAAGCCTGTAACTGAGGCCGACGCCATCCGTTTCTACGCACTTCTTGGACAACGTGGTCGCAGTCCTGTATATACACCTGATGATTGGACGGCAGCGGGCTTAGAGGAAATGATGAAGGGTGCTGCGATTGCCACTATAGGGATTGGATTGACGGCGGCGGTTGGCTGGTTCGTCATGAATAAGATGAACTAAATTAGAATGGAAGCTTACGGATACAATACAAGGGCCGCTAGTTCAGGTATGAATATTACAAGCCTATTATTTTACGCCGTCATCGTTGTTTTTATTGGTCTAGTTGTTCTTGTTATAATACATTATACATATAAGCCTATATTTGGTAAGAAGAGTATCCTTTCCGGTGATGCTGGAGTAGTATACTGGGAGAGCGAGCAGGACCAGAACCAGGCCGACATAGAGACGGAGAAGACAGCGGTCGGCAATCGTTATTGCGACTACAGCTTCGTCTTTGATATGATTATTGACGACCCATTGGCCGGCACCGGCTCTGGCTCAGCACGTCCAGTATTGCGCCGTGAAGCGACAGGTGGACTGACAAATATCGTGATTGAACTGGACAAGGATGTGAATGACCTCCACATCAAGGTATCATGTAAGGAGGGAGAAAATGAGGTCGTCCCAGTCGTCGTCGTGGAAAACTTACCAACTCGCAAGGGTTTCACTATAGGTGTGATTTTGACTGAGTTGTTTATGGAGGTCTATTTGAATGGGCGTCTCTATAGCACTAAGACATTTGGGAGCGCAAAACTCCTGGATGTCGGCGGCAATTTCAAGAGCGGTGTGCGTGGAAGTGCTTATGGTCGTCTGAAGCGTTTCCGCTTGTGGCCTTCTGTGGCGGATGCGGAGGCAATGAGAACATATGGGGGTCGCGTGGAGCCGGCTTTCAAGGTCGCCGATATGGTGGGGTCTGGAGAGGTTGGAACTTGTCCGTCGGTCTAGTAGAGGGACATGTCCGGTTTTTTGAAGACATTTTTAATAATTATTGGGGGTATTGTCGCTGGGATAATGGCGCTTGCCTTCTTCTTCCAATACGGCATCAAATACATACGCTCTGGTGCTGGCACCAGTGCTAACGGAGGCTCTGGCGCTGGCGCTGGCCCAAACATACCAATGATACTCGGCGCAGCCGCGCTATTATTGGTCATTACATGGGTCGTCGTGACATATGCGCGCCCATCTTCCATTAAATCTCTTGAACCAGCAAAAGGGGACTTAAAGAAAGAGACCGTCGTCGGCGGGTCGGCTGACCTCGTAAAAGGGTTCTACGGCGGCCCAGGCGGTGGCTCTTTCGGCGCCTACTTATACTTGACCAGTTATGATATGACACCTGGGTCAAAACAAACCCCTATAGTGAAGATTGGAGGAACACGCATCTATGTCAATAACAGCAATGACGGCTACACGACCTATATGGAAGTGGACTGTGTGGGTAAGAAGAAGGAACGTGTCGTCTTGACCGATTTCCCAGTCCAGAAATGGGTCTACTTGACAGTGAACCGCGAAGGTCGTCGTTATACAGTCTATTATAATGGGGGCATTGCTGGGTCAAAGGTCTTGGACATAATGTATGAAATGCGAGCGGATGCCTTGAGACTTGGCGGAGCAGGCTATAAGGGTATGTATGTATATCCAAACTTGAACGAGACTGTCATGCGTGAAGAAGACATAAAGGCATATATGGAGGCAACTTCGGATACAAAGGGAGAGCCACATTTACCGGCCGATTTCTGGTCATCGTTGGCCACCGTATCGGTGTTTTGTAATGAAGGCGAGGGCTTATTATGTGGTAGTAGTTCAATGGTACAGGCGCCTTCCGGTTATAAGTTTGTATCAATGTTCTAAGCGGGGCCAAGTAATTCAAAAATGTTTTATGGATAAACTTTTTTGAAGAAAGATGTAGAATGAACGCTAGTAATGATGGCGGTTTAGGGACCGTAAAAATGATAGTAGGTGTTATCTTCTTGATTTTGGTCCTCGTGGCATTATACTATTTGTATAAGTATTTATTCACCAGCAGTGGCCTGGAAATCAAGGTCGTCAATAATGAATTCGTATCGGCAAAGACAAACGAAAAGAGTTTCGCCGTCAGCAAGACTTATCCAGATGTTCCAGTAATTTATACTGGAGGCGAATTCACTGTCAGCACATGGGTATATGTGACCGACTGGAAGAGTGTCAACGGCGGCAAACCAAAGCACATCTTCACATTGGGCAAGGACATTGGTAGCGCAGCAGCTGGTGCCAGTGCTACTAACAGCACCAATCCTGACACCGTCAACGAACAGACATTGACAGTCTATTTGGATGCTTACAACAATACATTACATACCGCCGTCAGTCTCGCCGCATCAGGCTCAGAAGCAACCGATAAATCATACACTATAATGAAAACCGACATTGCGACCGAAGCAGGTCAATTGAACGACGCATCCCTCAAGGGCAAGGCCGGTTCCAAATGTAGCGTCGGCGATGTGGAACTCCAAAAGTGGGTGCTCTTCACATTCTGTTTGAATAATAAGGTAATGGACATTTACATGGACGGTAAGCTCGCACGTTCATGTGTCCTTCCATCCATGTATAGCGTCGGCTCTGACCCATCTAAGCCAATCAGCTTGAAGATGGCCGGCTATGGAGGTTTCGGCGGATTTATTGGACGCACCGTCATGTCCAACTACGCACTCAATCCAGAAGAAGTCTGGAAACTCTACATGACTGGTCCTGGACCAGAAATGTCCATTTTTGAAAGCTTCGGCGCACTCTTTGACCCAAGTTATTATAAGAATGTTAAATTCCCAGAATTGAAATGGGATTAAGAGAGTCGGTCGGTCAGTAATTAAATATACCCTATAGTGATACTTAGAATATCATTATAGGATTGATGGTTTAAGATGTTCTTTAGATAGTCTCTATGTCTGAACATTACATAAACATGACATACATGATGTGGCCAATGTCTGGATGTCTGGATAAAATGTTTTGGCCAGGTCTGGCTTCTGGACCTGGTCAAAACTTTTAGAGAAACACATCTGGTCCCAAACATGACAACATCAATGTTCTCGCTCCCCTAAGTAGAAATGAATTCCCCATCATATAATTTTACCCCAACAAATAGTTCCCAGACATATCTCCTTGGGTCTGGTCCACTCTCCCAAGCCCTGCTCGCTATAGTGCTCGGCTTAGTCTTATACATTATGATGATGGCTATGGAAATCGTATATAGCACATGGCTAAAAGCGTCCCGCACTCGTGTGGATGTTCTCCCGTATAGAGTAAATGCCGACGACAAAATGCGCACATACATTCAAAATCCAAAAGCACCCAACGCAACCATTCTCCCATTATCCGATAACGAACGAACCGGCGCAGAATTCACCTATAGCTTCTTCATCTACGCAAACCCATCCTCTATGGAAACTGCCGATGGCCTCCGTCACATTTTCCACAAGGGATACAGTCGCTACTTCCCATTAATGGGCCCAGGTGTATTCATGAAAACCAACGAGAATACTCTCCGTATCTACATGAACAGCACGAAGAAATGGGACAACTACGTGGAAGTCCCTAATGTTCCATTAAAGAAATGGGTCCATATTGTCATTGTCGGCCGTAAGAATAGTTTGGAAATATATGTCAATGGAAATATTGCCAAGAAACTCACATTGGACGGTGTCATGTATCAAAACTACCAGGACCTCATTCTCTTTAGCCAACGTCCAGGTCGTCTTGTTGGCGGAGCCAGTCCACAGATTGAAGTCAAAGGACCATTCACTGGGTCAGTAGCAAGTCTCGTATACTTCAGTTACGCACTATCCTATAGTGAAATCCAGGACCTTCTCAATGCTGGTCCAAGCGACCAGGCTGAAGAAAGTGCCAGTAGCGCAACCGCTTCGCCTTACTTGACGGATAACTGGTGGGTTTCAAACTAAAGTTTGAAACCCAGTTCGGCTTACTTCGTAAGCCTTGTGGACCAGCAACTAAAGTTGCCTCCCCAATACGGCTAAACATTTTAGACTTCAAACTAAAGTTTTTCTAGGCCCTACACTAACTAGCGCTAAAACCGGTCTCCAAATAAACAAATGACATAAATAAGGAGAAATGCCCGGTGGTGCTTTAATATCACTTACCAGTTACGGAACACAAAATGTGCTCCTTAACGGAAATCCGGATTTTACATATTTCTATAAAGTCTATAAAAAATACAGCCATTTCGCCACAGAAAGCGTCACTATACCCCTGGACGGACCCAATGAACTCTTCTACGACCAGGAAATCACCGTCCGCGCAAAAATCCCTCGTGTAACCGACCTCATTAGCGAACTCACACTCACAGTTGACCTCCCTGACATCTATAGTAAATACGTCAACCCAGAATTAAGACCAAACCAATACGAGTTTCAATGGGTAAACGCCATTGGTGTCCACATGATTAAACGCATTAACTTCACTATAGGAGGTTCTAAGATTCAGGAATTTGACAGCGAGTATATTAATGCCCGCGCACATCTTGACCAGGACTACGACACCCTCCAAAAATGGCGCGCACTCGTCGGCGATGTTCCTGAACTGACCGACCCTGCTCGTGGAATTTACGCCGGCGGGTCTCAAGGTATCGGCTACCCCAGTGTCGTCCAGGACCCAACCCAGATTCAACAGACAAATCGTCCCTCTATTTTCGGCCGCACACTCCGTATACCAATCCCATTCTGGTTCAACAGCAGTTCGTATAAGGCACTCCCTCTAGTCGCCCTACAATACCATGAATGCGATGTCCAAATCACATTTCGCCCACTCCAGGAACTATATACTGTCCTGGACCCTTCTGGTGTTCGTGTTCGCCCTGGCCGACGCCTGAGTCAATTCTGGTCCGTAAATGAACCTGAATACGTGGCCGACGATGCCGATGCACAGGAAATCCGCAACTTCTATGTGGACTGGAACGCAACTACGCCGGCACTCAATAATTTAGATGTGAATGCCCGCCTGGAAGCGACCTACATAAGCTTGACGGACGAAGAGCGCAAGGTCTTTGCCACCACACCTCTCAACTATCTCGTCAGCCAAATCCGTCGCTATACGCTGGACAACATTACAGGTCGCGAGCTCTTCAACTTGGAACTCTCCAACTTAGTCAGCCGTCTCATTATTCTTCCACGCCGCACGGACAGCTACGACGACCGCAACCAACATAGTAACTACACGAACTGGTGGAATTATCCGGCCTACCCATTCACAGCAACCCCAGGAGCATCCACTATAGTGAATACCGTGTTTAGTAGTGGTGTGCTCGTCCCCGCGACACAGGACCAAATCATTCGGTCTATGCGACTTCTCTTCAACGGCACCGAATATCAGGAGGGCAAGAGCGGGTCCTATTACACCACGCAGACACAATATAAGTCTGTCGTCGGCGGTTCGGACCCGTTGACCCGCTATATGTATGTCTTCCCATTCCAATTGGACCCACCTGGCGACCAGCCAAGCGGAGCTGTCAATGCCAGCGCAATTCGCCTTTTTGAACTGGAAGTTGACCCATATCCGCTCCCACAAGAGCCGACATATCTCTACAATATAACTGTCTACGCGGAGTCATATAACTTCGTCACTATATCAAATGGCCTTGGTGGTCTCAAATACGGATACTAGGACCAACAGCAGCGCAATAATCTTTATTATATTCTAGATAGAAATACTATATAGAATATAATGGACGCATACGATAAAGCCACCGCCAATTACGACACCTATCTCGTCGGCCAAGCACGCATACTCCACAGCAATTTTGTAGATGACAAGAGCCCTCATGCCGCGGCGTCGTATAAGAAGAAGCTGGCCGAAATAATTGCCCTCTTTGAGACTGGAATGAAACTGGCCGGCCGCAGTCGCGCCGCCAAAACACGAAAGAGAAAACAACGTTTACATTAGAGTATTCTGGAACCGAATGGTCACAATCAGAAATCCATTTACTAGTGACACATCCTATAGTGTGGAAGAACAAAATAAAATCCGTGAAGAACGAACGAATTTCAATGACCTTATTCAGAATTATCATAAAAGAGTCCTGGAACTTAAAGAAAAGGGCAAATTAACCCCCGAAAGTGCCAATGAAATATTGGTTCTCAATGATACGACCTATAAATGGCTCACAGATAATCCTACGGCTGACCTCTTGAAAATACTTTCGCAGAAGGACGCCTATAAACAACGGGCCGATACAATCATTGAAACGGACAAGCCAAAAGCCCAATTCATCAGCTATTATACAGGTATTCCATATATTGCAGATACACTTTACAATCAACGCACTATAGATGATGCTCGTAAGGGGATTCTCATAAAAGAGGCTCGCGATGCCGAAGCATGGTTCAAGACCAACGGCGCCACGGCCAATAAAATACAATTGGATACTTACCTCGCCGGTTCTGAGGCACGGCTACTAGATGGTTTAACTGATATAAAAGTCCGAGAAGCCATTCGCACAGCAGTTGCGAATATTAAAGCCGCCAGTGCTGAGAAATTGCGTTATATTTTTGGGAGTCTCAAGAAAAATGAGAAAAAGCTGGAAGAGTCCGAGTTCCGTCTTAGCACCGTCACTGGAACAACCTGGAGCATTGCCACATCCATTTTCGTCTGGTCCGTCGTATTTGTCGTCTGCGCATTCAGCGGTAGTCTCGCCGCCAACACGGTCATACATCGGCCGGCCGTCTATCGTCTCCTATACTTCATTTGGGGCGCAATACCACTCTTTGTCGTCCCCATCTTTATCTATTTCATCTTCCAACGTGTAAAGTCAGGCCCACTTCATCTTTACACAATGATTCCTATAGTGAGTTCAACCGCCGATTACGAAAACAGTCTTGGATTCTTTGAGCGTCTACTGCGTTCGGCCGTCGTCTATTACCCAGATGAGCACATAGATACATTGGCCGCCGCTTTCCAGAAAACGCTGGAAAGCTATAAACAATAGAGGCCACACTATAGGAAGTAATGGGTTGTTGTTATTCAGAACCTGATGGGTCCGACTGCGGCTTGGCCCAAATAGACACGGCGACGGCTTATCATGAGATTAAGCCGACCGTCATACCGACTTATACAAATACTATACGAAAACCGTCGGTTCGCTTGCCGCCTGTGGCCGAAGAGGTGTTTGTTGGGCCAGCTTCAGCGCAAGTGTTAGCGCCAACACCATCAGCGCCACCAGCTACACCAAGACCAGCTCCAGCGCCAACACCAATAGCGCAAGCGCTAACACCTATAATGCGAGCAGAAGAAACCTTCAGCAGACCTGATTCAGACCTACAGAGTCTTATTAGTCCTATCAGGGCATCTACACAGCCACAACCCCTCAAAAAAAAGAAGGGAAAGAAATGAAAGCCATCTAAAGATATCCTAGATGAAATAGTTAGAATATTATTTCATCTATGTCCAAAACAAAAAATGCCAAAACACTTCCACCATTAAGCACACACCCCTTCGTCTCCATTGTCACCCCCACATATAACCGCGCAAAATTTATGGAAGGTCTCGTGGCCTGCTACGCACATCAGGACTATCCAAAGGAGCGCATGGAATGGATTATGTTTGACGACGGTTCTGAGCCATGTGGTGAAGAATTCTTACGCCATACCAAGGCTGCTGGCCTCCCTAATGTGCGCTACATATACGACACAGTCAAAGTCAACATTGGTGCAAAGCGCAATCGTCTTAACAAGGAGGCCAAGGGCGACATTATTATTGCCATGGACGACGATGACTTTTATCCACCAGAACGCGTGAGCCATGTCGTTCACAAGTTCCGCAGCTTTCCAAAGATTGAACTCGCCGGTTCCAGTGAAATCTTCATGTATTACAAGGATAACGGCCAAATCATTCGTCTCGGACCATACGGACCAAATCACGCCACGAACGGCACAATGGCATGGCGTAAATCATACGGTAAAACACACACCTATGATGAAACCGTTAAATGTGCCGAAGAAAAGAGCTTCTTGGAAGAATATAAACATCCAATGATACAATTGGACCCATTCAAGACTATGCTTGTCATGAGCCACAGCTTGAACACATTCAATAAGGACATGTTCCGCAAACAAGATGACAATCCTATATTGCGTAAGACGGATATGAAAATCAAGGATTTTATTAAGGGCCGCACTATAAGAGATATTTTTATGCGCGACTTTGGTAGTTCTGTTGGGGGCGTTGTGACCGCGGGCTCCCCTGTTGTATCAGCGCAAGCGCAAGTGCCAGCACCAATGCAATTCATTAGTCCATCGCCATCTACAGAATTACGCCTCAATGTATAGTCCTAGCTCCTATCTAAAGATTAATAATGTTGTCATACAAGATTATTAATGAATACACCTCCTATAGCTCCATATGTAAATGTGAGAGAAAGCCTACATAGTTCAAGAAAAGTCACCGAGTATATGAGCTCCGTCTTTGGCAATTCACTCGGTGACACTTATCCTCAAATAGAACAACCGGCCTCTATTAAATTGCCCCTAAGAGAACATCAACGCACAGGCGCAGCCGGTCTCAAAATCCACGAAGAACGTATGTTAGCCGGCATTACACAGACCGACGCATCTGGCGCCACCTATTACACACGAGGAAATGGAGGTATATACGGCGACCCAGTCGGCTCAGGCAAATCCCTCACGGTCCTCTCCTACATTGCTCATCTGAAGGAAAATCCACCGGCTGACCCCATCTTGCGGACGAGCCACATTATGAATGGCTCCAGAACCGGCTATACCATTCACACAACTACACATGACAGGGCCGACCCCAAAAACTGTAAAAATCTAGTAGTTGTTCCCTATAGTATTATTCCACAGTGGCGTCAATATGTCGCCACACAGACCACACTCAATGCCCACATTGTCAAGACAAAAGCCGACATATCTACAAACCTTGTTCCAATTCAGAACGCAGACCTCACTATAGTGAGTAATACCATGTTTGCCCAGCTAATGAGCGAAGTAAATGGGGCCGGCCTCTGGTGGGAGCGCGTCTTTTATGATGAGGCCGACTCCATTAAAATCAGCGGAGGGACAGAACGACCAGTCTCCATCTTCAACTGGTATATAACTGCCTCGTGGCAAAACATGGTCCTCTTCAATGTCGGCATACATCGCGAGTTGATTGAAACAATCGTAAATGGGCGAAACTTGGACGCCCTCAATCCAGAACTGGTCAATTGGCTCGCCGAATACTTACATAACTACACATCCTATTATGTCGCACATCACCGTTTCCAATCCCATACATATTTCCCACACATTTCCCACCTGGAGCGAATAAACTCCTACATCAACATTATACGATGTTCAGCAGCCTATTACCGTCATTCATTTCAGATGCCGGCGGTCCACTACATTACACACCGATGTAGGCGCAGTGCCGTCAACAATGCCCTCCGTGGTCTCGTGGACCCTGCCGTCCAGGAACTGATTGACGCGGATGACATACATGGTGCTCTCGGCGTGCTAAATATTAACTCCAACTCCGCCGCAAGTCTCTTAAAGGCCGTGGAACATCGCTACTTGCGCGACATATCCAACATTCAACTCACCATTACCTATCGTGAAGCCATGGAATATATGTCGGCCGCACACAAAGAAGAAGCTATTGCGACCCTGCGCCGTTCTAAAGAACGTGTGGAGACCCAGCTACAGACTTTCCGTGAGCGTATTGCTGGTATTGCCGAGGAACTATGTCCCATATGTTATGACCCGCCTTCTAGCGTCATTTACACGCCATGTTGTAGCCATATGTATTGCGCCAGTTGTATATTGAAATGTATGCGACTTAACGGTCAATGTCCAATGTGTCGCACACGCCTTCGCACCGACCAACTTGTCCATGTTGCAGAACAACCTACGACACTTACCCAGCTTGCCGTCCAAGACGTCGGCCCACCACGTAAATCGGCCGTTCTCTTACGCTTACTTAAAGAAAACCCTGGCGAAAAGGTGCTCGTCTTCAGCAATTACGATAATCCTTTTGTTGCCCTCGCAGATGACTGTGAACAGGCGCAAATCAAATATAAAATTATTAAGGGCAATTCCAATTCCATTAATAAGTCAATCGCCGATTTTGAAAAGGGCAAAATACAGGTCCTATTTATGAATTCACGAGAGCTCGGTGTCGGTCTCAATATTGTCGCCGCAACACATGTAGTCCTCTATCACGCCCTGCGACCTGAAGACGAAAAGCAGGTTGTCGGCCGCGCACTCCGTATGGGCCGCACAGCTCCGCTCACTGTTCATAAACTACTCCACGAAGGTGAAGTGGGTTATTAATTCTCTATAATGTTTGTCTCCAAGAATAACACTATAGTGATATGGTAGGCTAATAATTAAACCTAGCGATGTGTAATAAATGTGATGAGTTTTCCATTCTCATCCCATTCCTTATAATGTTTCACTTCTAAGCCGTGTATGTAATATGTCTCTATTTCCAGCTGGCCATTCGGATAATATTGACGAAAGACACCATGTTCTACGCCGTTCTCATATTCGGCATAGAGCTGCAACTGGCCGTCAGGATAATATTCACGAATGGCGCCATGTCGCCGGCCTTCAGCGTATTCGGCCTTAATGTGTGTCTGACCGTCCTGATACAACATCTTGTATGTCCCCTCCAACTTTCCACCGAGCCTGTAGAACTTCTTTTTGACCGCGCCTGATGGATAACGAACCTTATACTTAACAGGTTCTTCCTCCTCTTTCTCACTGTCCGTGAAAGTCATATCCTATAGTGCTTCGTATGATGTTTCTTTAGATAGCTCCATAGCCAGCGGCTATTTTGTTTTGTTCGGCACATCCCCCATTTCCATTTGTTTAAAAAGTTCCTCTTCAAACTTTACAAGGTCCCCATAAAAGCCCCAGTTAGGATTAATACAATCTCGCCTGTCGCGCACATATTCTATAGCGGCCGTCAATCGCAATTTCAAGCGCCACATAATATATGCCACGACCACAGTAGGTGACCTGCTAATGCCTCCCATACAATGAACTAGAATGCGCCCACCATTCGTCAACACATCTTCAATCAGTTTAATGGCGTCTTTGAAATAGGGATGTAGACTGCTTTCACGAGTATCTTCTATAGGAATAATAGTCCAGCTCAGTCCTTCAGGCACTTCAATATTACGGTCGGCAATTTCGTCGTAGGACATGGCGGTCAGCACATGTGTCAAACCAGTAGACCGTAAATCCCTATAGTGATTGAGGGCCCTGACTGTTCGTATACTGCCGAGCCAGAGCCCAGGAATTATTACGGACATATCTTCCATAATATAATACTATTATAGCATTATATTATGTGCTTATACTACGTTACACACACTACGCTACGTTACACTAGTGCCTACACTAACGCTAACGCCTTCGTCTTCGGACTGCTAAAGGCTCCAGCGACCATCGGTATACATCGCACAGGCACATCACTCTCATCATGTACAGAACACATTTCCTTCCAAGCATTATAGAGTGCACTCTGTCTTGACAAGACACGGGTAAACACGAGGTTCTGCGCCTCAGTCGGCACGGCCGGCGTATCACCGCGCGACGAGAAAATCTGGTTCGGACATTTGAGCTTGAGCTGTTGATTGAGCGGTAAGATGTGCCAACATTGATAGAAGAAGGCCCAGAAATCCGCCCAATCACATTTATAGATAATGTTGAAAATCCGCTTGTAATCTATTAGGGCCTGTGGGTCCTGCGCGCCGGCCTCTTTCAAACGCTGCGGCGTGTTTTCATGTAGAACAAGGCCGGCCAAATTGGCCTCATTATATTCCAGTTCAATTGTCTGATAAGGGTCGTATTCCGTATAGAGACAATACCAGGCCCATTCCAAGCTCGTGCTCGTACATCGGCTCTCTTCCAAATGGACCCGCTGGTCAAGTGGCGGATAACCATCCATAAAACGAAACAGGACACGGAGGTCGCCACATGATAGAATCTGGTCAGGGATTTCGCGCTCGGCCTCTTTTTCCTTAATCGTGGCGCAGATTTGGGCCGGCTTTGGAGGGTCAAGAACAATGGTCGTGCACATACGCTTGATTTGTTCCATAGGACGTCCCTGTAGTTTATTACAAATTAGAACGAGTGGATGGGAACCGTCATCAGGTTGCCAGGCGCGTAAATATTTGAGAAGTTCATTCAGACCGCCCTTCTCACCGCTGCTCAAGCCGTCCATTTCGTCCAGGAGAACACCCATGCGCTTATTATTACCATCACGGAGCCATTCTTGGACACCACCATAACGAAGAAGTGGTAAGATTGTCTTCGTAAAAGCAATGCCGCTGCGCGTGTGGCTCGCGTTGAACTCCACGAGAGTATAGCCGAGTTTCTTCAAGACACGGTAGACGAGGGTCGTCTTACCAATGCCTGGTGGCCCAACAATGAGAAATGCGCTGGTCGTCTGTTTCTGAACCCAGCCGAGGAGTTTCGCCTCAGCCTCAGGCTGGAAACAATAATCGGCGCTGACTCTTTCTTTTTCAAATGCTAATGGAACACTCATCCTTGGTGTATTACGCCAAATGCTATTTAGACCGTTGAACGCAGCAGAAGCAGGGAAAGAAGCATTATAGAATGTTATTTAATAAATATCCTATAATGAATAAATGGGTTATTGGCCTAAGAAGTGCCTATTAAATAATGAATCATCAGCCTAGAAAGTGCATACATCACCGTTGGTAATACCTTCCCATGTGAGGCCGAGTTCGCGTGCTTTTGTGCAGGCGGCTTCCTTGTTGTCAAGGTTATAGGCGGTGTATACTGGAGTTGCGCCGACTGCTAAATGGTTAAACAATTGGCCGACAGTTGGTGTTTCAGAGGCGACTGCCAAGTTGCCGATTTGTTGACCTGTCTTGTTAATACAGCCCTTTCCTATAGACCCTTCGTAATAGGTCAAATAATCCGGACATACATTGATATATGGAGGCCATGTGCCGCTGTATGTGCTTGGACCTGCGTTTATGTTTTCACCTGTGAACCAGCGAATGCCGTAGAAAGTCATGATGAGAATTGCTAAGATGAAGGAGACAAGTGCGCCGACATACTTGTTTTGGCGGTAAAAATATAGGGGTGTGTAGGTGATTATTACAATTGCGAGAAATACATATATTATGAATTGAAAGTCCATTCTATTTTGCGGGCGGCAAAAAAGTTGGGATGGGTTGGTCTTTTTCTTATAGAAAGACTTTGAAAGGATTTCTATAAAGATTATTATAAGAAAGATATAGGGTATTTAACCTAAGCGTGCGACAGTTGCAACAGCTAATGCACCTGCTGCGCCACCAGAACCATAACCTTGCATTGGGTATTCACCACCTGGAACAACAATCCAGATTGGTGTATTAATACCTCCTGCTGGGAATTGAGTTACTAAACGAACCTTTCTTAAGATTTGACCATTGTATTTAGCAACTTCACCCATGTCTTGTAAAATTGCTTGTGATGCAATTGAAGTAGTTGAACCAACAGTTACATTCCAACTGTTGTAGTTAACAGTGCTTTGACTTACATCGGTATAACCAGTTGTTGCTCCACCAGAAATATTAATGAAATAATTAATTCTACGACCAATTTGTGCCATTTGAGAAGTTACGGATGACATTTTTATACTCTTATACCTTATCCGGAGAAAATATTTTACGCAAAAGCCGGTTTTTTAAACAGGCCTAAAGAAATCACTCCTCTTTGCGCGGCCCAGCTACCGAAAAATACCGGACAAACATAATAGAGATTTGCCCTCCCCAGTAAAAATGAGCTTCCAACTTTTCAACACATATCAACCAACCCCAGAATCCAATGGCCGTGTCAATCTGGTCACGCCGGTAAAGTCCGCCGGTGGCTTCTTGGCCGACCCCAACGCACAAGGCTTCGGATACCAGACCACCGTCCAGGACAACCAGGCCAAAGCCGTCCTCAAAGGTTCCTGGGAGGCCAACGAAGTGTCCAAAGCCTTCTTCTCACCGGAGAATATTGCCAAATTACAAGCCTCCATCCGCAACGCAGTCTACAAAAAGGGGGGCTACGATATTGACGACCAGTCCGTGGACGAACTACAGATTATAATGCGCTCTTTCTATTTACAATATGGTAAGAACCTTTCTTATAACATACCCGGGCAAATTGCTGAATTAAATAAGCTTGTAATTGATTGGGCCGTACCAGCAATAGTAAGTGAAGTGGAGATGCACATTCATTACCAGAATGACATTAACAAACTCCCAGAACCAATCGCACATCCTCAATGGATGTCTGGCGCAGGAACACGCGGCGCATCAGTGAACAAGTTCATCTAGAGGGGGCCTTGGATAACAATGCTAGAGTAATAACTAAAACTAAATTATGAATATATTCTATAGTGCTTTTCAGAATAACACTATAGATGGTATTAAAAATTGACCGGCTTTAAGCCCTCTTCTAAAATATCAGCATCTATTTAGCATTATAGAGGGCATTAAATGGCTACTGAGACCGATGTGTTCAGTACAGATAATTTCATTATTGGTATCCAAGAGCCCACCCTAGAAAAATGTATGTTTTGCCTAGAAGACGTCCCTCGCAACACGACCCCTCGTGCGTGCCTATGTCTCCTTCAACATCACGACTCCTGCTACGCCACCTGGGTCCAAATGTACGGAACATTGTGTCCTCTATGTCGCAAAACACCAGTCCCTATAGTGAACCCTGAAACCCTCCAACTGGAATTTGAACTCGTAACCAACGGCGTGGACCCTGGTCATACATTGCCATCAACTGTCTCAGATAATGTCTTACAGTATGCGAATAGCATCGCGGGAACAAATAGACGATTAAATACTATTGTCCTCATGTTCTTTGTGAGTTGTATAATTGTGATAACAATGACACTCATTATAGCAATGCGGATTTTCAATATCCTCTAGAGCATTTTAGACCGATAGGTGTTGGTCTAAAAAAGAAGAACCATATTTATTAAAAATGGACGTATTTCTTATAGCGGGCATTGTTGGCGGTGCCATATTTTTATTTCTCCTGGCAAGAAACCTTTTACGGCCATACATCAGGCATCAATGTTTGACATTATAGAGTTGGCTCAAACATAACACCGTGCGAATACAAAAAATTGAAATTAATTGTTTTCGTACCCCTTTCTGAAAAGTACTGAAAAATGGAAGTCTCACTCTTAAAAGACGGACCGACTTCCTATGTCCTACGCATCAAAACGCCCGCGACAAACACGCGAATTGCCGCCCACTATGTCCTTCTCATTGACAATTCTGGGTCCATGGAAATGGAGAATAAACTCGCCAATGTCAAGAAATGTATCGGCGCAATGTTGGACTGCCTGACTGCGGACGACTACATTAGCATCATCACATTTGAATCACATAGCGTCGTCTGGGCAAAGGCCGTCCAATTGACCGCGGCAAACAAAGAATATGTTGCGTCCATTCTGGAAAAAATCCACCCACTCAACATGACCAACTTATCGGCAGGTCTCGGCAATGTTCAAGCTGTCATTCAGGCAGGTCCAGCAGTAAAAACCGGCGTCCTCTTACTAACAGATGGCAATGTAAATGTGGGCATCAAAGACCAGGCGCAACTCAAGACCATTATACGAAGTATTCAAGATAATTGTCCAGGACTCACTATACAATGTGTCGGCTATGGCACGGACCACAATGCGGCATTCTTGAAAGAAGTGGCCGTTGAAACGAGCGGTTCGTATAACATCGTAAACACTATAGAAGATGTGGGGACCGCATATGGCGACGCGCTCGGTGGCATTATGAGTTGTGTGGCGCAAAATGTGGAAGTAGTATTGCCTGAGGGCGCGGTCGTTCACGGACCTTATAAGAATGACAGCACAGTGCACATTGGCGACATATATGCTGACACGGAAAAATACATTATGTTTGACTACATCAGTGCCACTGGCACTAGCGCAGTAAAAGCCACCCTAAACGCCATGCTCCTACCCAATCTCACACCCTATAGTGCAATTAACCTGGCCACCGAGGCGACTGAGCGTTCCATAGACATTGAACTATGTCGCCACCGTTATACATGCGCGGCAATTCTCCAGCAAATCGCTAATCATAAGCCTGAAGAAAAAAGTGCCATCAGAGCCAAGATAGAAGCTTTCAAGGCCGCTATACAAGACACATCCTATAATGGTAATTCGCTCGCCGCACAATTAAGAGCCGAAGTCGCCGTCTTAGAAGAAACGCTAGAATCACAATCGCAAGAAGACAACGCCGTGATTAATCAACACATTAGTTATTATGGGCTCGGTCGCGGGTTCACATCGCCACTCTCGCGTAATGGGCAAAGCGCCGATGAAGACCCGCAAAATAGAAGCCTCTTTCAAAATACAACACAGCGTAATATATCCAATACATTAAGCTCTATTAGATTGCGGCCTCAGCGCTAGCGCTAGTTCTATTTAGAAGAACCGCCCTTCTTGACGAGTTTCTTTTTTCCAGCGCCAGTAGCGCTAGCACCAGCCGTCATCATGCTCAACATGACAGCCTCATGTTTGGTCCATGCGGCCAAGAACTCGTCCAATTCACCGAGCCACATTGCTATAGCCGTCGTGCCCTCTAAGACCACGAGTTCCTCTTGCGCCTTCTCCACATCCTTCTCCGCTTCCACGATAGAAGACTTCTTAATACGGTCCACACGCATACGGAGCAAATATTCATAGGCCTTCAACGTATCAGGCTCTTCGCGACAAGAGCGTGGTGGTAGACCGAGCTTCTTCAATGACCCCAGTACCACATCGTCCTCCACATTCATAATCTTCACCGCACCTCCAACAACACCGCGGACAAAGTCGCGCACTGCCGCCAGCTCCTCAATCTTATCCTTGAGTTGCGCAATCTGCCATGCGCGGCGTGCCTGATACGCCACCAAACGATGTGCGAAGAACTGCTCCAACATACATCCTATAGTGTCATACTTGGTAATATTGTGATTATTGTCAAAACAACACATATTGGTCGTCTTCCAACTTGTCGTCAAATGGAAACGCTTCTCAAATTCCTCACAATTGTCCTTGGCCTCGTCATAGTAGTCTTTGTCCAAATAGAGGACGAAGTTCACATCCACATCATTATAGAGGTCTTCAAAGTTGCGGAGCACCGGCTTTCCTTCATACTTCGTCTCTTGACCTTCGGCCAATGCCATCTTATCCAAGAACGCCTTATAATCCTTCGTCCAACATCCTACAGGCAATTCTGTAATCTTGACCGTGGACTTTGCGTCGTCAAATTCATAGATACCCTTTGTTATCCATTGTTTATCCTCCTTGCGCACGAGACTTCCACGGAAACCTGCCCACCATGGGTCTAAGGCCACGCCGGCGAGCGACTCAATTTCCGCCGCTAAGCGCTGCTTGAGGAGTGCCACAATATGTCGTGGATTGTGTGGTGGAATGTTCGTGCTGTAGCCTGTGCCAATACCAACAGAGCCGTTAATTGCCAATAGTGGAACAACAGGTAAATATGTCTCTGGTTCAACTGCCTCACCATCATCTATAGTGTATTTGAGGAGTGGGGCGTCGGCTTTTTTAAAGATTGTGTCAACAATGTGTTCCAAATGTGTGTGGATATAACGCGGTGAAGCTGCGTCCTGACCCCCAAGAAGACGTGAACCAAATTGGCCTATAGGGGATAAGAGATTAATGTTATTTGCACCGACAAATATTTGGGCCATGCCAGTAATGGTCTGATTGAGAGATGCTTCGCCGTGGTGATATGCGGCATTTTCAGAGACATAACCTGCGAGCTGTGCTACACGAATTTCGGACCGTAAATTACGCTTGAAACATGAATAGAGGATTTTACGCTGAGATGGCTTCAAGCCGTCCATAATATGTGGCAACGAACGAATGTTATCAGCATTGGAGAAGTGAATGAGTTCTTCATGGACAAAGGCACTATAGGGGATTATTCGTTCAGGGCCGACATTGAGAGACTTCTTTGGGTCGTATGTGCCGAGCCATTCTTTACGGTCATCGGCCCGCCTCTTGTTAAAGGCGAGTTCCAACGAATCGTTCGTCTTGCCGTCCCATTCGTATTTGATTTCCTTCAAGTCCTCAAACCATTCACGGGCCTCTGCTGGTGTGGATGTACCGAGACCTTTATAGTATTTGCTCTTATATTTGCGTGCGGCCTCTTCGCCCACTTGAGAGCGCCAGGCCTCCACTTCGGCCTCATTGTAGAAACATAGGACCTCCGCATTGGCGCCTGACCCCTTGCTCATCTTCACTAGGGGTGTCATAATTGTGCATATGAAACCGACCTGCATGAGTGTTGGCCATTCCGTGTGGAAGAGATTCATCAAGAGCCCACGAATGTGGAAACCGTCCACATCCTGGTCGCTCATAATCATGACACGGCCATAACGAAGGTCGGCGGCACTTGTATATTTCTTATTTTGTTCCAGGCCAAGAATCTTTTTAATGTTTGTCAGTTCCTCATTACCGTTGAACTTCTCACGACTAATGTCCTTCACATTGAGGAGCTTACCCTTCAAAGGAAATACACCCCAACGCTCACGACCCACCACCTTCAAGCCAGCAATAGCCGATGTGGCAGCCGAGTCTCCTTCTGTGAGTATGAGCGTGCATTCCGCCGACTTGCCTGTGCCAGCCCATAACGCATCTTCCAACTTCGGCAAACCGCGAATGGTCTTCTTCTTGGAACCGTCCGTCTTCTTGGCGTCCTTACCGAGTTTGGCCTCCATAATTGCCACCGCCTCCTCTAAGATACCGGCCTTGACGAGACCGTTGATAATCTTGTCGGTGAATTTCGGCAATGAACCGAACTTGGAGGCCGCGGTCGTCAAAGTCTGTTTACTCTGACTACTGAATGAAGGATTCACTATAGTGCTGTTGATGAAGAATGTGACATGGTCCTTGAGTTGCGATGGCTTGAGCGAAAGTTTCTTCTTCTTTGCCGCGACTTCACAGAGAGACTCCAGGATTTGTTTTGCCACATATTCCACATGCTTCCCTCCATTATAGGTGTTGACGGAGTTGACGAAAGACACGTGGCGACTTTCAGGGGTGCCGACCTCTTCGCTAAAGAGGGAGCTCGTCAAGACCGCAGCAACTTCCCAGCGCTCGCCAGCACGTTCATAGGCGTATGATTTTTCCGCCTCCTCGTCCAAGAAGAGCTTCACGAGTTTCTCAAATGTATCCACCTTCACTTCTGAACCATTGAATGTCATCTTCACATTCTTACCAATAAGAGCAGCAATCTCTATAGTGCGTGTGTAGATGATGTCTTCCATGTCTTTGCTGAGTTTTCCGTCGGCATAGCCGAAACGACCGAGGTCTGGTGTGAATTCAACTTCCACATATCCTTTAGTGCTACTACTCTTTTTGATGACAGGTTTCTCACAGACTTCCATGTTATTGCGCCAGGCTTGACTATAGGATTGTTTGGACTTTGGGTCGTGGACATGGATTTTGAAAACGGAGGAGAAGATGTTGGCGAGTTTAATGCCGAGACCGTTCTTACCGCCGGTGATTTTCTCCTCTTCCTTATTGTAGTTGCTGGATGTGAGTAAGTTGCCGAAAATGAGTTCTGGCACGTAGACTTTCTCCACAGGGTGGACTTCTACAGGAATGCCGTCGCCGTCGTTTTTGACCTTGATGGTGAAGACGCCGTCCACGGCCTGTGCGACGACGTCAATGTGTTTCACGGGTGTGCGCCCCTCGGTCATGGAGGAGCGAATATACTCGTCGTAGGCGTTCACGATGCTCTCGTCAAAGAGTTTGAAGAGGCCAGGGTTGAACTTCAGGGTGCGATGGACCATCTTTTGTGAGTCGGCATCGTAGACCCAGCGAGGTTCGTCGCCGGTCTCAATGCTTCCCACATAAGTATCTGGGAGTTCAAGCACGTGGGTGCGTTGACTGTGTTTCTTGTATTGATGCGCCATTTTTGCCTACACGTTTTACGTAGATTGGGTTTAGGTATGATACTGGGGTCGGCGGCCTCTCAATTTTTCCAGCCTTTCACTAGGAATTATTCCACAGTAAATAATCATAAACACACATTATAAATCATACGTCCTAAGCCCATCTAAACCGACTTCCTCAATCATCAACCATATGAAGTTGGCCACTGTTTTTTGCGCTGTGAATAATAATGCAGAATATTACCGTTTCATACCCAAACAAATAATCTTTTGGCGCAAGTTTGGCATTCGCTTTATAGCAGTCTTTGTCGGCCAATCCCTTCCAGCAGAATTAATCCCATATAGCCACAGTATAATCCTATGGCATCGCAACGCCGAACTTGATAGTGCCTTTGTTGCCCTAAATCTTCGTCTTTATTATCCAGCACTGCTCAACGTAGCCGACGATGAGGCGGTTATGATAACGGACATGGATATGCTTCCAATCAAGTCCAGCTATTATACTGCGGGTCTGGAAAAGTATAGTAAGGACGATTTCATTTACTATAGGAATGTGGATAATGGACAAATGCACATATGCTATAATGCAGCACATCCACATACATGGGGCGCCATTTTCGGCATAAAATCCGACGCAGATGTGGAACGCGCTGTCTATCAAAATTATGCTGTCGCTTATAGTGGCCTTCCTGGGTCATTCAAAGAAGAGGAAATACTTTATCAGAAAGTGGCCAACTATCCGCGCCTTCACATACTTAATCGTCCAATTAAGCGTCTGGATGTTTGGACATACACGCAACATCTTCAAAAAGGCACATTAAATTTTATAGATGAGTATGACGACGCTAATTTTGACAGAAGCTATAATAGAAATCAGTTCCTTATTGCTGATGCGGAGGGAAGAGGATCTTTTCATTAGACTAGCAACCGCCCATCCATTAAAATTGAACCCACACAACACATCCTATAGTGCTTCAAGTGAAAATGTCTGACCCAAATCCAATCACCACATACTATAGTGGAATACCGAGTGCAGAGGCCGGCACATTTAATATACCCAGCACCACCATTCGTCTATATTGTAGAGTTAGCACTGAACCCACAAGATACATGTATACATTGAGAAATGTTCCAGACATTTTGGAGGAACTTCTTGATGAATTAGGCCACGCTATGAGCGATATATATATTGAATCACCTATTGATTGTGCACATGACCGCAGCCAATATAAAGTATATGTTAGACGCGAAGATACTCTAAGAGAAATTACACTTTTCCGCGAAGAAAAATATAGGGAAATTTCAAAATTAATCGCGTCATATGACTGGGAAATCCAACGGCAAGAAAAAGGACATTTTGAAAGACATTTTAGAATAGCTTTCAAAAATAAATATGTGACAGAGCCCCATGTCTCATTCTACATCCGAGAAGGAACAGGACACATTACCTATAGTGTATTATCTATAAACAAGGCGGAAGCAATTCTATGTGCGTCTATAGAAGAGCGTTATCACTATATGAAGGACAAACATTACACCCTACATTGGCAGGTTGTAGGGATTGCGGAGTGATTAATCAGAAGACTTATACTATAGTGTCGTCCCAATCCATCCGAGTTTATCGTCCAGTGCTAGAGCAAATTCTAAGCGCAGGGCCGATGTCTCAATCTTCGTGAGGTCCTTCTTTTTTCTCAATTCTTCTAAGGCAGCCGCATTATAGGATATTACTTGGTTGACGTATGAGGCCGTGTCGCATCGTATATGCGCGACGGTCAGTTTTTCGTATAGTTTTTTCACCGACATATATGGTCGCACAGTTCGCTCGCCGTGCCGAAAGAGTTCCGTGCGCTTTTCTCTAGCGAGTGGTTCATATGCTTCTTCTAAGGCGGCTATGAGACGTTGTGCGGCCAGTCTGGGGTCATATACATCATAGGATATGGCCTTCGTGTTATTAAGGCGATTGAATTCGCATATGAGTGCGGCCTCAGATGCGCACGTTATTTCGCGAACAAGGACATGAAAGTCCAGGACAGACGCGGCTTCTTCGGCCAATAGGTGCGCGGCATATACACGATGTTGACCATCTATAATGCGATATATGTAAATGGGTGTGCCTGCGTCGGCATCCTTATACTTCACTATAGTGTATGTGTTCTTGTCAAGTGCGCGCGGATTCTGTTCTATTTGGCCTTTAATTGCGGCGGCATGTGCTCTGTCCAATGTGCGATTACCTTCCCATATTTCTATTTTCATCAGGTCTGTCATGCGCATTTTTTTCAGAATGGAACCGTCGCTGTAGGTGAAAATGTTGGACGCCGGCGGTGGCGGTGGGGCGGCTGGGGTCTTCAACATGGTGGCCTCTATGTTTCAGTAATGTGGGAGGCAAACTCTGTCAATTTCAATTTTTATAGCGGTATTGGGCCTGGGTTACCCAGTAAAATTGAAGTCGGCGAGTTACCAAATGTCTGGACACATATTATACACATCCTATAGTGCTTCCAAGGAAAATGTCTGAAGAAATCCAAGCTCTTCAAAAGAGACTGAATGAATTATTAGAAATAGAGAAAAATAATAAGTTCAAGAAACAACATTATGTTTCTGGAAACATAGAAGCAGGAACAATCCCTTTTACAAATGATACATTCCAATTTGTTTGTAAAAAGGAAACAAATATAACTGAATATATATTGTTTAGTTCTTCGGAACATTTTAAGAAGGACACTACAAACCCAATAGATGATATACGTGATTTATTAAAATCTTTTCATTATAGCATAGACGGTCCTTCTAATCTAATTAATTATATTTCATTATACCCTATATATCAAAATCAAGATGTTAATTATTATAATTCATATTTAGTTGATAAACATTCTATACCATATATGAATAATTACTCTTCAGAACAATTTGAAACTACAAAGAAAAAATACTCAAAAGTTATGGATATTTTAAAAACAAAAGACTGGGAAATTACATATGAAAATAGGGGCTCTCTTCGTCGGTATCATAGAGTATTTAAGATTGAATTCAAAAACAAATACAAGATAGAACCACAAGTTTCCTTTTATATTAAACCATATACAGATATGTTTCAATATAAAATTGTTTATATAACACTTCAATATGCTATTGTAGAAGCCAGTATAATAAAAGAAAACTATTGTAACCCTAGTGGAGAATTTAATACTTCTTATTATACAGAACATAAGATTAAGAGAGAAGTAAATAAAGACCAAATACATACTTTACACTGGCAGGCAACAGGTATTATAGAATAAAATCCAGCCGACATACACCCTATAGTGTAATATTTTTTTAGTCTAGTCCACTTCTTCTCCTTGGGCCTTTAAGTAGGCTTTAATTGCCGCGTCGCCGACCTCGTCGCTAGTGCCGAACATATAGGATGGTTTGAAGTCGTGGAGTGTGGAGCCTCCGCGGCCATTCTGATAAAAGAGACCGGTGTCGCGATGCCAAATTGCCACATCGTGTGTCTTCACATACGCCAACGGCATTTCCAATGAAAAAACTGGGTAGCCGCGTTCGGTCGGTCCACGGTTCCAACAACAATAATGTAGCCTGCCGGTTTCCAACATATGGAAAACTAATATGTCATTCATGGGCATTGATGCGCGTGCGTACGAAAGTTCCTCAATTGCTATGAGAAGTTTTCGCGCGCCACTCAATGTAATAATATAGGCATGCAAGCAATAGGCTGGTGATTGTACTACCTTGTCCGTCACGGTCTCTATCCAGGCAGTATTCATTTGATTGCCGAGTAGTACCATGTCCAGAGGTCCAGACGCTCGCTCAAACTCCAGTGTAGCCGACCACCATGCCGGTCCGAGCTCTGTAAGCCTAGGATGTGGCAGCACATCGTCCTCAAAAATAAGGGCATATGGGAGGCCAGCATCCACGACATATTTCCAGAGTCGCATGTGACCGAGTGAACATCCACGATGACCGGCGGTCAAATATGGAGCCCACTGTAAGCCAGGAAAAAGTTCCGCACTGACCTTATCAATGTCCTCAGGACGCGCATGACCATCCACTCCCTCGGCCGCAATTAGCCGCCTGAAACCTGCCGCCGCCAATTTCTCAACCGCAGCCATACGCCGGCTCTCATGACGCTGTAGGCCGAGCACATAAGAGCCGCCCCTCAAGACCTCATCAAATGTCCCAGGAAGAGCCATACTAACACATTCTACAGTGCAATCCCCTTAGACCAAACGCAGATTTCCTCGCAGGTGCGTCTATTATCCGACCATGTTTTGACCTAAAGCCTATTAGGAATTACTATCTAAGTTAAAATGTCCGCAGCAGTACCTAATCAGAATGGGAATTTATTTGAGATAAAATCAACGCAGAGCGCAATCTTTCGCAATCTCATTGAAGCACTAAAGGAAATTCTTCCTGAGACGAACTTGGAATTTGATAGCACAGGCATTAAAATCATGAACATGGACAAGACCCATACAGTGCTCGTGTATTTGCGCTTACACGCAGACAAGTTCACGGAATTCTATTGTCCTAGCAAGTTCGTCCTCGGTATCAACATGATTTACCTTCACAAACTTATCAAGACTATGGGTAATAACGACATCCTCACTCTTTATTTGCCTGCATCCAATCCAAACAAGCTCGGTATTAAGATGGAGAATTCTGAAAAGTCTCTCTCCACGAACTTCTTCCTCAAGATTTTTGATACCAATGTGGAAGAACTCCAGCCACCAAAGCTCTCTTTCAACAGCATTATTCGCATGTCGTCCGCCGAATTCCAGAAGGTATGTCGTGATATGAATGCGCGTGGTGACGGTGATGAAGTGGAAATTACCAATGTGGGCAATGACCTTATTTTCCGTAATGTCGGCGACTATTCTGAACAGGAGACCATCTTGACAGAAAGCAGTACGATGAAAATCCAGCGTACAGGAAAGAATGAAATCGTCCAGGGTGTTTTCCAGTTGGAACATCTCGTTCTTTTCACGAAATGTACGAACATTTGTCCAGCGATTGAAATGTATATGAAGAATGATTGTCCGCTCATTATTCGCTATAATTTCCCATCCCTCGGTGAAGTAACACTCGTGTTGGCAGGTATTCCAAAGAAGAAGGATAAGTAGACGCCTGACCCCCCTCTCAGCATTTTTATGAGCCTAAAAATTAGCCTCATAAAATATCTAGTTGAAAAAATGAACCGATTAAATGCCGCCGCATATATCATAACTGGTTTCACATTCAGTGGTACAATAATGTACTCTATGGTGAATAGTCAGGAAGTCGCTAACAAAAAAAGAGAATTAGAAGCAGCCAATAAGGAAATCGCGCGCTTGAAACAAGAATTGGCCAAAACAGAAACCACAGTCAACACTATAGGGATTATTAGTATGGTTACTGCCGGTGCGGCCATTATTGGACCTGCCGTTCTGAAATCCATAAGAATGTCTTAGGACAGAAGCCCTAATATAGTTGCATTTGTGTTTGATAAGGGATAATGCTGTTGACAAGTGTCCAGAATGTGGAGCGATTTGTGAGTGGATTAATGCTCTCCAAGATGAGCGGTTTTTCAAGGACCCAAAATGTAAGTTCCTCGGGTAAGAAGATTTTGTAACTGTTACCATCTATAATCTGTGTGGCAGTGCGGAGAGTGCGATTGCCGTAGACGCCGGCAACGTCCAAGGTTGGAATCGGGTTCGCTGTGACGACAGTTCCTTGACCGGCTTCGCCATATACTTTATATTTACGGGCGACGCCTGGTGTGTGGACAAATATATTGGAAATATCACAGATTTTAATAAGATAATCGGCTAGACTGGGTTCCAAGTGGCGAATCATACGGGCCTGGCCGAGATTTTCTGCACTATATGTTCCTGGACTGCTGAAGAATGCGTAGTTGCCTTCGTCGCCGCGGAGAGCGAGTGTATCGGCGCCGTCCACGTAGAAATAGGGGAAATTTATAATTTGGCCAGAGATTTCGGCATGGCATCCTGATTGACTAAAGGCCGGTGTTGTCATAAATAGGTGATGCCTATATTTTGATTCGGCAATCAAGGCCATATCTAATAATAGGGGACTTTCATTTTATTGGAGGATAATTAGCACATCCTATAGTGTTTCTTTAGAGAGATTGTATATTATATAATCTCTATAACTTAGTTTATAAGAGGGTTATAAGGGTTGCTTGGCAAAAGCCAAATAGGCGGAACTTATAAGTTCCGCTGGATATGCGGAGTATATAAAATTTCCGAGACCCCATGTATGCCGTCAAACTTATTCAGTTGAATCGGCTTATTGTATTTTGAACAGTCCTTGTTCCATACACGAATAACATTATAACATTGTGTTTTATCGGTCACCTTTTTCGGTGTAATGCTTACGCCATTTACCACATTATCCGTATCGGCAACAACAGAATTCAACATTGATGCCAATATGTACATCGTATAGTAATGAACGGACTTTGCCCTGCTGACTCTGACACTATAGGAACCACCCTTAATATTTTCCCTATTTTCATAGAGTGGTGTAATAGCTCCACGCATCCAGAAAAGCATGCCGTAATGTATACTGACTTCGCCGAGCGCATTCATTGCTGCGAAAAATTGCTCATAAGTCTCCACTGTACATACTTTTGTATAGGAATCGGGTGTCCAACGATTGTCATTTGGACCATGATAATACAAGGTCCAGGAGCCAGTGGGGATTTTGCTCTTCAAGTCCATCTTAACCAGAAGACTTATTTATACTAAAAGTAGCGCTTTCTCTTTAGACCTAAATGGCGCAATCGCCCATTTTATATGTCTTGTCATTACCCTCTTCATCAATAACCACTATACGGTATGCGTCCACATTCAAATAGTCAATGGTGTGTGCCTTTTCTGTGGCCCAGGCCTGTAAGACTACGTCGGTGGTTAGCCGTGGTTCTTGTCCGCTACCATAATCCCTATAGTGAAGTTCAGAGACCCACACGGAACAGTCGTCCAACTTTGTCTCTCCATAATAGACCTCCGCACTGAGCCATGGAAGTTTCTTAAACTTATGTTCCTTCGTTATATCTTCCTTGACATTGTAAAGCATATGCAATGCCGGCTCATAGACCCAACTGACCTTACCCAAATATTCACTATAGTGATGTCTTGGTTGTGTGCGGAGCCATATTTCGTTTAGTGCTGTCAGGGTTGTTGTTATTTTCTTTTTCATGCTTTCATGTGTATCCATAAAAGCATTGTAATAGGCCATACAAACCTCCAGACTTACTACGCTGAAAAAAAGTGTGCTTAATTGGTCCATTCTCTTTGTATCTTTGTCTCATAATAAAAGTCATTCTTTAGACCAGTGTCCATTAAAAATGGACACTAGAGCGCGACCGATGAATAATCGGTCTATGTCTTTTATTATGTCTTCATATTAGTCAATGTTTCCAAGGATTTACTCAAAGAGTATCTTCTTGCCGTTTTAGGCGACTATGTCGCCTCTCAATGGCGACAAAATTTTACTCAAGTAAAATTTTTTTGCCGTTCCACTTACCAACTTGTTCATAACCATCATCCGTTTCTTGGAATACATTGTTTTCCTCGTCCAAGAAATATGTCTTGCCCTTGAATACGAACTCTGTTAAATTGTTTTCATCGTCTTCTTCTTCAGCAGCCTCTTCCTCTTCTTCAATCTCTTGAATGATAATAGACTTGGTCTTTTCATCCCATTGGCCGACTAATTCCCAGCCTTCCTCAGAATCCTTATAGAGTGTTCCATCCGCATCTTTCTTATAGATGACACCCTTGTGTTTAAAGTCTGGAAGTGAATCTGGGTCAACGCCCTCAGCCTCTTCATCATCATCGTCAAGCTCTTCCTTCTTGGTCACTATAGGAGGTTGTTCCTGTATCTTACCAAGTAATGGATGTGCTACGGTCTTTGGCTCAGCTTGCGCAACTGGCTTAGCCTCCAATTCAGCGCATTTCTTTTGTAATTCGGCATAGGCCTTTTCTAAAGCATCGGCGCGACCCTTCTCTTCTAGAGCAGACTTATGATTTGCCTCCGCAGTAGCATGTAAGACCTTAGACTCACCCTCTAAACGCGTAATCTCACTCTTATAGTGATTTTCAGATGCAATCTGCTCTTGAACCATCTTCTTAATTGCGCGATTGAGCTTTTCCACCTCGGACTCTAAATTGTCTATGAGCCCCTTATCCACGGATTTTTGTTGGCAGGTCTCTAATTGCTCATTTAAATCAGTGATTTCTTTGCGAAGCTTCTTCACCTCACGCTCATGCTTGAGTGTCAAGGTATCATCGTTGGCAGTAGTGCTAGCCCTTTGCGCACTGACCGCCCCATTATTTACGATGGTCTCACGCACCCCATGCTCCAACTTCGCAATCTCTGCGAGCAAAATATCACGGAAATCACGAATATTAAAATGTAATTGGTCAGCCATTTTAATCAATCCCTATCTGGTTTACTATACTACCCAGCGGTTTAAGTCGGTCAATTTTATTGGTCGGTCCTACTTCTTCAAACCTAGCAACGTGTCCAATGTGTGCTCCTTCTCACGCAGCGGCTTGCTACGCTTCAACTTCAGACCGCCACCACTGTCTGACCCATGTCCACCACCAACACCACCACTACCATTTCCTATAGTGCTCTCGTAGAAATCAATCGGCTTTGTATCCATTGACGCAAGAATGGAAATGAGCGGCGGCATATGTATATCCACACGAAGACGACCACGGTCGCACAAGTCGCGATATTCCTCAATACTCATTGGTCCTCCAAAACGCTGCAGGGCCGCACGGTCAGGTGCTGGATAGATACGCCCCTGTGAGAAAGACGGTCCATAGAGCATATTCAAGAGCGCAATACGCTCCCAACGCACATGAGTATCCAATGGTTCTGCAAGAAGCGCAGCCATAGCAGTCTGTGGATTACAATAATTACCATATACATGCCAGACACCTTCTATAATGCTCATTGGTATAACACATGGACGTCCCTCAAAAGGCTCACATGTCCAGAAACATGCCGCAGACACACTATAGGGAAGTTCCCTTGTTACTTTGGTATTGGCATATTCTACGAGGAGTTTGGTTGGCCCGTATTCACGCGCGGTCTTGGAGACTGGCTGGACCGATGACGACGCTACAGGCTTTTCCTCCACATGTGTGGGCTTTTCTACAGAGAGTGCCTGCGCCTGCACCTTCTCAGGCTGAAAGGATGAAAGTATTTGTTCAACAATCGCATTATTATCGTAATGTTCGCTCTCTTCCAAGAAGGGGTCATTCAGTTCTTCATTAAATGCCTTGGTGTCCTTTGGAGGTTCAGGGTCATATTTGAGAGGCTGGTCGTAGAACTGGACTTCAGAACTTTTAATTGGTAAATTCACTATAATAGGTTTACGCGGTTCGGCCTTCTTAAAAGACCCTTGTATACCCTCACTGGTAACAACGGCGACAATCTTATGTTTTGCTGCGGCGGAGGCACGCTTTGGTTTCGTCTTTGGCGGTTCTTCTTGCGCTTGGGCTAAGGCTGGTCCTGCTTCGGCTAGCGCTTGCGCTTGCGCAGATGTTGACACATCCGCTAGTGCTTGCGCTGACGCTGATGTAATGGCTTCTACTACTTTCTTCTTGGTCGGCATTTTTCAAATTAAATAAGCAATCCTCTATAGTGCCTTATGATAACCCCCTTTATGTCGTTCACTATAATTGTGCCTAAAGACCCATCGTCGTATTCAAAGTAAGTCGTCGGTCAACAAAATGAGCACATTAGAAAATGAAGAACTCCTGGACCAAATACCTAATAGCCATGTGCGCACCCTATTAAAAGCCGTGCGAGCCGACCAGGGTCGTCTCCAACATTTTCTCTTCTATGGCCCACCAGGCTCAGGTAAAACAAACACCGCGCGACTCTTCGTCAAGAGCTGGTATCCTAGTGGAAAAATTCCAGCCGGCGCGGCCCTCTTCCTCAATGCCTCTGATGAGCGCGGCCTGGAAAGTATACGAGAACGCATTTTCCCCTTCTTGCGCAGTAAAATCCTCCTACCTGAATTCAAAAACTATCCGCGTTTCCTCATCTTTGACGAAGCCGAGACACTCACCGCCAGTGCCCAGCTCGCCCTACGCAATGTCCTTGAATGTCCTCCTGACGACTCCTGCTGTATAATGTTCCTCGTAAATACCCTCAGCGGTATTGAGAAGACACTTCACCATCGTTTCATGCGAATCCGCTTTGACCCACTCCCCTCTGAACAACTCAGTGAACGCATTAAACTCTACGCCCCACAAAACGACACGCCCACGCCGCTTGACGCCGTCCGTCTACGTGGAGACCTCCGTATTTTCCTTCACGCACCAAACATGAGTCAGCGACTCGCCCACGAACTCTGGGACCTAATTCACAGTAGGGAACGCCGACTCAAGAATATTGGCCGTTATACGTTGGAGGACCTTTATTGGGTCGCCGCAGTCTTTGGTATACTTGACTTGGACCTCGTCACACGTATTACAAGTCTATCACAACCAGGCTTACTTAAGACAATGCCGTCGGCACTTTTCCATGAACACATATACAAAGTATGCGACATTATTCTCGGAAAAACACTGGACCAAAAAATTGAACCAGTTTAAAGCCCGCTTTATATTATAGTTTGAAGAACCTAAATATAAAGCCCTCTTATTCAAAAATGAGCACCACTAAATTCAGCCCAAGCCCTCTTCGTGTCAGCACTCGTGTAATCACGGCCAACGCCGGCACGACGCTCAATCTCAAGACACTCTTTAATGCCGTCGGCTCCGTCCTTGTTCCACTCTGGTGGCCAGGCGAGGGAATCCTCAAGATGGAGCACGAGAAGGCCACAATAGGACTCGGTCTCAAGGACTCATTCAGTAAACGCCGTGTCAGTGATAAGATATTCCTCAATCAGTCCACGCTCGTCGTCCGTAAAAGAATCGGCGTAGACCGGTCCAAACACACATCCTATAGTGATGACTCAATGATATTCAAGGAGGTCAATGTGAAACTTTTCGCAAATGGGGGTATTCAAATGACTGGTGTTCCTGAAGAGAGTTTCGCAGAAGGTGTCCTAGTATGGCTCTTGGACATATTGAAGACAATTCCAGCGCAGATTTTCAAGGATGAGCCGAACATGAATAAGTTTAGCACACAACTCATTAATAGCGATTATGATGTTGGATACACTATAAAGCGTGAGGTAATTCATCAGATTTTGACGCGCACATATGGGCTCTTCAGCACATTTGAAGGGACGATTTATCAGGGCGTTAATACGAAATATTATTACAATGAGGCGAATACGGACCCAGACAGAGCCGGTCAATGTGTATGTAAGGGCAAATGTAAGGGCCAAGGTTCCGGTTCAGGGGACGGCGAATGTAAACGCATTACCATGAGTATTTTCCAAACGGGTAAGATTATTATTACCGGCGCACGCTATTACCATCAAATCCAGGAGGCTTATGACTACTTGAACCGCGTCATTAAGGACCATGCGGACGAAGTCTTGCGTGGACCAACACCGGCTCAGGTTGTTAGCGAGGAAGACGCGACTGATTCCGTTAACGCGAATGAAAAGACCAAGAAGGTGCGTAAAACAAGGGTCAGAAAAATCGCCCTTTCACCGTAGATGTCAGCACAGACTTTAGCAGCAAATGCAACTGGTTCCCAATTACCAATACCAAGCGCACAAACTTTAATCTTAGCAGCAAAATTAGCACAACAACAAGATAAGCCACTTATGTTGGACTACTATGCCGACTCCGTGTTAAAGAAGGCATTCCTCGGCATTGATAAGGAAACCGGCGACAAGATTTTATTAAAGAACCGTGATGAATTCACTAGTCTTATTAAGAAGGTCAATAGAACCGGACCAAATGAAACCGATGATTTATTAGTCCAAACTGAAAATTCCATTTACATTGTCACTGGCGCAATTGATAAGAAACACATTGCCGCAACAAAATTATTAGCAGAAAGCGACGAGTTCTAAGCGGATTCTTTTTTTTTGACATTTTGTAAAATGCCTGGCACCCACACATTATAGGAATTGATTTAATCACATCCTATAATTTCATAAACTTAGCGTCCTTCTGTCTTATAAGAAAGAACATCCTATAAAGTCTTGACAGACCTCCCCCCACCTCTTATCTATTAAAAAGCACCTTGCCATAACTCAATGTATGTCTGTAGGCAATTCGGCTGATTGGGTCCAACAGGTCAAATAGACCGCCGAGCCATTCAACCATGTCCTTCTTCTTTTTCAAACATGCATGTAAGTATGTCTTCTGGAGAATGTACGGCCAATCAATCTCTTCGTCTTCGTGGACCTTATGTAAATAGTTATAAAATGTCTGTAGCGTATCCAGACTTCCACGCTCAACCACCTCCTTGATATCTCGCAATAAATCGGTCTCAATACTCATTCCCATATCCTAAACAACATATCCTATAGTGTTTAGATAGAAAATCATCTATAGTGCCTAGATTGAAAAAATCTCCAGAACTTCCACTAAACGGAAATGCGGATAAAATGTATGATTGATGTACGTGACTGCCGCCGACACAATTAACGCAATGTAGACGAAGTTCATTTTCTTGATGTAGAAAATGGCATAGAGGAGCCCAAGTATCACCAGAAAATGAAATAAGAAGTCGCGGAAAAAATCGGTGAAGACTATCATTCTAAAAGGTTCTTAGAAAACGTCTGCCCACCACAGCAAAAGAGGGTAATGATATTTGAAATAGCACTACCCCTTGTAGGGTTTATCTAGTTATTAACATTTATTCCATCTTTTGCTTTGGTGCTTCTTCCTTTAAGAGACCACGGGAGCAAATGAGGTATAAGAATAAAGCATTAACAACGGCGAGTGCCATTGGTAATAAACTTAATAAGAACATGAATACTTTCATGAGAGTGGTTCCCTTGAAGGAGAATGCACCGCCGAGCATGGTGACTAATTGTAAGCCAATAATCACACATACTGCGATGAATAATGCGTAGAAATAAGTACATACGGTTTCGCTTTTAATATCCTTTGCCCATGCTGGTTCCATTTTTGCTTTTCTACTACTTGGGCGCGGATTTTTTCCGGAAGCTTTAGGTAGAACAAATGGCACATAAGCATTCCAAGAAATCCCATAGACGCAAAACTATGAAGCGCAAGATGCGCGGTGGAGCAGACTCTGTAACTGCTCCAACCGTATCTGGTAACTTAGTCTTACCACAAGGTATTGACTATGTCAAGAACGCACCAATGAATATTGGTATGAAGGGCGGTATGTCCAAGGACGCAACTGGTGTTTACGGTAGCCCATTCTTCGGCGTTGTCCCACAAGAAAGAGTTCAACAAGGTGGTATGGCTCCATACCCGGTTTCTGTTGGTGAACGTATTGATGTCGGTTTAGCAATGAAGGCAGGAACCGCAGCAATTGACAGTGCTTTGAGCCAAGTCGCCGGTCTCCGAGACCCAAATCAAGCAGGTGGTCGTAAGCGTAAGACTAAGAAGGCAAAGAAGGCAAAGAAGGCAAAGAAGAGCCACAGAAAGTCTAAGAAGACTCGTAAGCAACGCGGAGGTAAGGCAAAGAAGTCTCATCGTAAGTCTAAGAAGACTCAACGCAAGTCAAAGAAGAGTCGTAAGCAATGCGGAGGTAAGGCAAAGAAGAGCCACAGAAAGTCCAAGAAGAGCCGTAAGCAACGCGGAGGTCAAATGGACTACGCAGAAAGCATGAAGGGCAGTATCATTGATGCTGACCTCTTAGCAAAGGCAGGTCTCCATGACTCATGGAAATCTGTTGCTGCAGGCAATGTAATGTAAATTATTCCATTATAAGAATTATTCTTAATAAATCTTATAACTATTATTCATCGCTAATACCTTGTTCAACTCCAATTAGGCAACCTTCTGCGCTAGGGCCTACGCTTGCGGTTCCTTCAGAACCTGCGCCTACGGCTGGACCGTATACACTCTCCAATAAGACCCTGTGTTGCTCCAAGAGCGCCCTCTCTTGTTTCGTCGTTCGCACATTGACAAGCAAATACACATCACCCTTAGAAACTCCGTCCTCGGCAATCATACCGCATCCCCCAACTTTCACCACAGAACCGTTCTGAACTCCAGCAGGAATGTGGACCACAAATCCGCCAGGATAACCAGGATGGTCTCCTATAGTGACATTCTTGCCCAACAATGAATCCTTCATAGTAACCGACAATGTTCCGCGTAAATCGGCCCCATCACGGCTCCAGAATATGTTCTCATCCGCTTCTTCCACTTCCAAGACAACATCGCCGGCATCTTCATATTGCTCCTCATTACTACTTTCGCCGGCAAATGTGAACTTTGTCCCAACTTTCGTCCCAGGTTTCACATGGAACTCAATATGTTTAGTGTCGTTCTTGAATGATGTGCCGTCGCATTCAATACACTTTGGCCCCCTCTGAGAACCTGTGCCAGCACAATCCCCACATGGTCCATTTTGTTGCATCATCATACCAGGCCCCATTTGTATAATGCGGCTTATATGACCTGACCCGTGGCAATGGTCGCACGGCTTGAATTCTTTTGACCCTCGCCCCTTACAACCCTCGCAGAAACGCTTACGGTCAAATGTAATACCGAACTTACGTCCATAATAGAAATCTTTCAAGTTGAGAGCTAAGGGCGTTGTCTTTGAAGGGGCCTTCCCACGACGCACGTGTTGTCTAGGACTTGGTCCAGGTCCACCAGGCCCTCCACGTCCAAACATACCGAATATTTCGCCAATGTCAAATGGCACGCCGCCGCCACCGCCGAAACCGCCAAATGGAAAGCCTGGTCCTGGTCCATGTCCTCCTGGTCCGTCCGCCGCCCCAGGCACTTGCCCTGTCATGTCATAATGTCGGCGCTTATCTGGGTCCGAAAGAACCGCATGTGCCTCCTGAATCTTCTTAAATTCCTCCGTATCTCCTCCCTTGTCTGGATGATGTTGCAACGCCAATTTCTTATAAGCCTTCTTCAATTCTACCTCATCCGCATCACGCCCAACGCCGAGCACACTATACAAGTCTCCTGGTCCTGGCATACTCCACACAATCTTATAGTGTGTATTCAATTGCCGGTTTAAGCGCGTTTTATACTAGCCATCTAGATATAAGATGGAAACATCTCTATTAGGGCAAGAAAATGCCGTTGAAATATGTAATAAGGCTCTTATAAATCCAACACATCTCTATATACTTGGACCACATGGCGTCGGCAAGACATCGCTCGCCCTGGACTTCCTGAAATCCTACGCCAAGAAATATAATCTGGACATTAATGACCACGACTACTTCTTACATTTGACTGCCGACCAGGACCGTGGTATTCACACTATAAGAGCCAAGTTGGCCGATTTCATTAAGTCGTCGCTCCGTTATCCGAACATTCGCCGCTGGGTATTCTTTGACGATGTGGACTCACTTCCAGAAGTATCGCAACAGGCACTTCGTCGGCCGATGGAACAATATGCGCACCTTACATGTTTCATATTTGCCTCCAAGTCGTCCGAGTCGCTTATTTATGCACTCCAGTCGCGATGCCAACCAATCAATGTGGAACCGATTTCCATATTTACCTATACGGACCAGCTCTTGGCCAAGTTCAACTACACTATAAAGGACCAGAATGTCTTACAATACATATGTGCTTCGTCTTTTTCGTCCGTCGCCGAATTCAACCGCATGGTCCAGGTTCTTCAATGGATTGCCCCGCGTAATCCGACGCTGGCCGACGTGCGAAAGGTGTGCAGCACACATGACTACGAGAAAATAATCCCTTTAGTGCGGGCGTTAACAGAGGCCGACGGTATTGCCGTCTATAAACATATTAGCAATCTGTGGCAAAATGGTATGAGTTTTGAGGACATTCTTCACGCAATCAATTATACGAGTGAAATGTATTTTGTCCTCAATTCACATGCCCAGGAACGTCTCTACGGATTTCTCGTGACAGGCTGGTCGTTCTACTCGCAGAGTCGTTGTAGTTTCTTGGACCTCCTTTGTTGTGCACAGGACAATGGGTTGCTAACGCACTAATCCTTTCAAAAAATCCGATTCCGATAGTAGAAGGGAGAAGACGTATGATGCCTCCTAGACACCCACTCTTTAGAAAATTACCCCCTAAAGATGTGGTCTTGGATATTTTCGGAAAATTAGGATTACACGTAGGCCATGTATTTACCAGAGATAATATTGATATGTATGTTGCGCTAAGTGCGATTGATATACTAAAACCCTACTACTACGACTGTAAATCGGCCGACCTATTCGCAAATATAGACGAAAAAAGGCTGATTACAATACTACGACAATGTCTTAAAGTGCACGGCTACACACTAAAAGGCCGCGAAACAACACGTAATGGCCAAAAAGTGGTCAATTACACCGTCTCCAAGGATGATGACTCTGTCCTGGAACATCCTATAGTAATTTCTTTTGACTAAGATAACCTTATAATACTAGTTTTATAACGGTCAATAAATAAAATCCTAACCATCTCTATAATGTTATTTTGAGTAGCACTATAGAATTGTTTCTTTGAGTTGAGTCACTTAGATTACGCCCTTCAATATTTGCGCAACGGCCAAATCACTTTCCATGACCTGGTCCTCGCTCATCTTCAAGAACCAGCCGTATGCTTCGCGACGTTCCAACTCTTTGTAATCCACTGGCATGAAAAGTGCATCGGCCGTGAGCATAAATGGAACGTCTCCACGAGCGAGCCAATCCTCAATACCGAGCGCCTTTCCATTGGCCTTGCGGTCTAGAGAGGCGGCCGGCATCACTTGTAGCCCTTCGCTCTTCCCCTTATACAAACGCAAGAGCGCATCCATGTCTTGTGCGTCGTCTCCACGCACCCACGAACCGCCATTACTCTCTTCCACACGACGCTGTAGCATGTCTGCCCACTCGCTCATGACTGGGTGGCCGGCTTTAGGTGCCCAGACTACATGATGACCTGGCAGGGCCGGCGTGTAGAGTTCATCGGTCCGTGAACCGAAAAATACGACATCATCCGCTGGCAACTCTGGTAAGGAGCGCAAGCAAATCGTGCTCAAAGGCATCCACAGACCCCCATATCGTTCCAAGAAGGCCACACGTAAATAGGAGAACTCCAATGGACCGAGTGCGCGCTTGCTGCTGAGCCCCAAGAAACGCTCTGGAACATGTGCTGCTCCGCCGAGCTTCTCCACCGCATCGGCAACACCACTAATCATCTCCACTCTATAGTGTGGTTCAGCGGCCTTTGCAATAGATGCATAACATAAGTTCAAGAATGGCACATTGAGCGCACGAGAAGAACGAGCACCGAAATCGGACCAGAAACGAGCATTCACATCACTGTCATCCACATAGACCCAGATGACCGGTCGGCTATCATATGCCTTCTGTAATGTCATATAGGCGGCATAATCGGACTTATATAAATAATAAACTACAACTGCTACGACGGCCAAAATGCCGACAATTAATACGACCCATTTATCCATAGTAGTCAACAATCCCTATAATGTATTTCGTGAATTATCTATCAGAAATTGCTTTGTATCCTTCTACCGTAGATCCATTGACAAGGAGCCGGCGCTTCATCTGCTCCGCATAACGCTGCGCCGCCATTCCTTCCTCGGCTGCTCGGACCTGTCGTTGACGCTCCTGTGCCTCGCGCTGACGCTGTGCCTGTTCCATGAGCGCTCGCTCTGCATCTGAATAAGTGGCCGGTGCCGATTTACGCTCAGTCACTACACGCTCATATGTTCGGTCGGCGACTTTGACATTTGCCACCTTACTGCTAAATGTGTTTTCACGTGTATAGGCATTCTTCAGGTCCGTATATTGTAGACCGTCAGCATTAAATGGCGCCGTATAATCGGAGGGTCGGTCTCGGCCGAGTTCCACACCTGCTACAGGAATAATCTCTTGAGGGTCATTATAGTGTATAAGAGCATGTGATTTGGCCTGACTGCGTGCGTCATCTTCAAACACTTTATTGAACACATCGCGATTGAATTTGCCGCCGAACTTTGCCCGTGGACCGTTCTGTTCGGCCTCATCCTTTAGCCAATCGCCATAACCGTCCTCGTCAGGCTCGGGCATACGATTATCCTCAAATACCTTGTTGAAAGCGGACATATTGAGGTTATTAGGATTAAGAGCAGTCGGCGGGGCATCGTGTGTATAGGCCGTCTCACGACGATGTGCGTGGACCTCATCTACTGTTTTCGGCTGCACTGACGCTAACGCTGACCCTTGCGCTGGTCCTGAGACCCGCTTCACGACTTCCACAAGATAAGCATAAGCACGCGTGACTGCCTCAAACTCCTGTTCTGACCCACCCTTATCAGGATGTGATTTGACTGCCGCACGCTTATAGGCCTTCTTCAAAAGGTCCTCGCTAAGTGATGCGCTCTCTTCAATGCCCAAAATCTGGAGACATGACTGGAAAAAATTCAACGCCTTTTCTGTGCTACGAGGCTTGTAGAGCTTACTAAATCCCCCACTTTCATTATAGGTGGTAATTTGTTCTTGTTGGGGACGCATTTGTTGGTTGGACCGTGTTTGTTGTTGTTGTGGCCGCGACTGATACTGTATTTGCCTATATTGCTCCTCCTGGATTGACGCTGTGTGCTGCTGCTGGACCTGCGCTGACGCTGATGCTGGTCCTGGTGCCTCCCCAGGAAGCGGTCCAGGATTTCGCCCCCCATTGACCGCCGCAATATACTGTAAAAGTTGTGGATAAATGCCGACCACTCGTGCCGAATTAACATATTCAGGACCGGACATCAACGTCTGTAATGTCTGAGCGCGTGTCGTGACCTCACGAATCATCAGAATTTTTTTATAAATCGCAACATGGTTCGGTTCTATTCTACTAACTGCCGCCCCCATGGCTCAATTCTAACATAAACATGTCAATAGATATAATGTTGTCCAACCGCATTATATCAATCCTATAGTGCCTTTACTAGCCCTCGTAGGCGCTGTGGCGTGATTAGTGGAAGAACCGGCTCGCATTCCCACAACTGATGTTTGCCCGCATAGAAAAACCTACAACGGCCTGGAAAATATGCCGGCGGCAATACTCGTGGAAGTAAGTGATAGCGCTTATCCATACATAAATGTAAGGACGACGCCGGCAATGCAAGAGCACATTGCTCCACCGGTTTTAGGGGCCTTTGTTGTTGCGCAGTCAACTCCCTATAGTTCCACCCAGCATAATAGGCGGCCAAGTCCTCAAAGAGTGGCGGCAAGTTCCATGGATAATACCAGAAAAGGTCCACCGCCTTGCCCGTGTAATAGCGTAAGACCCATTCCAGGCCAGTGTTATAGGCATCACATGCCGGCTTGCGATTGGCCGTTCCAAACCATACCCTATAGTATATACGCTGCCAATCGGCGCGAAATGACCGTGTATCGTCATTCATAAGCGCATACTCGTCCATGCGCCGTGCTGGCTTTTTCATCCAGTATACATACCCACGAGCCCAGGGTTGATTGGCATCGTCGCCAAAAAGAACCTTTCGTCTGACCGAGTCCTTCTTATTCAATATTTCTTCGTATATGAGACCCTTTTCTAGAGCCGCATAATAGCGATATACATATGCGAGCCCTTCACGGTTCCATGTGAGGTCGTCCGTGATGAGGCGAGGTCTGTCGGCCTGTTTTAACATACGGATTAAATGTGTGTAGCCGTCGCCTTTCAAGGAAAGGGATAGACCATGTGGAACGAAATCGTTTCCAAGAAGTGTCATCGCAAAGATGTAATCGGTTAGGGTGGTGAGGTCTTGATTCGCGTTAGCGTTAGAGCACTCAATAGCACCACCTCTTATACTATTCAAAATGGCAGCGCGAAGACGAACAACATTGAAATAACTATACACATACTCTATGGTGCCATCCAACGGGTTTACCATACATTCTTTTTCGTCCTCTCGCAATAAATACACATCAGCATCGGCATGTAGAAAACGAGCATTATAGAGTGTAAGAAGAATTAGGTCCGCGTCCAGGCCATAAATGACATGTGTCGCAGCTTCCGCCGAGCCGACTTCACGAATACGGCGCATGACCTTATGTTCCCCTTCGCCGGCCTCGTTGACAGCACTGACAGTCCAGTGTTCCGCGGCGCCGAGTCTTTCTAGAGCCCCGCTCAGTTTGTTCATGAAATGTGTTCCAGGTGTGAGCGCATTACGGTCCCAGACAGGAACATCCAATCCTATTTTGCCAAGTCGCCGTTCTTCGTCAGTCGTCCATATGCTCTTCCAACGACGAAGACGCTGCTGTTTAATCTTTGCGAAAGGAACCACGCCGTCTACTCCCAAGAATACATGGCGCGGTTTTCCAGCCGATTTCACCACCTGTTTTGTATAAATACACGTGCGGTCTATGAGTGTCTGCTCCCACCTATCGTGTTCCGTTGGCTCGTATGCCGGCATGGATTTGAGCACATAATAGACAAGACAGTTATAATCAAACCATAAGTAGTCAATTGGTCGTGCTGTTGAACGGCCCAAAATTCCCTTTACGGATGTGATGAGTTTTTTGTAATAAGATGGAATGCCCATTTTTCACTATAGAGTGTAGAGTTGTGGGTCGGCAGTATGGCTTCTAGTAATATTCGTGTGAACGGCTTAAGGTCGGCGGACGGAGTCCAATCGGCTTTTGAGATGTTTAAAGAAGGTCTAAATAAGACCTGGGTTTTTTTGAAGTATATTATTGAAAATGTGTTCTTGGCTTTACCCGAGGGTCTTCTTGCTGGGGCGATTTTAGTGGGTGTTCTTACACATAACATGGGCCTTATAATGCTCGCTTTCGCAATGGTCATATTCAAAGTCTGTGGGACAGGTGTCGGCGTATTCATGAAAAATACGCTCGGTTCGCTAGTGCCTACTCGTGGAGAGGGTGTGGCCAGTGCATGTGAATTCCGTGAGACGACACTGAGTTCTTTAAATGGTCTGGACGGAGCTCTTCGTGAATCGGCCATGCCAGGCCGAGGGGTCTTCTTCGTTGCGGCCGTGATTTTTTACTCTATGTTCAACATCTACAAGTTCAAGACGGAGCTTCAGGAATTACGTAAAGGCGGTGCTCAAGATGTGCTTTATACTTCCGGTATTTTTGGTCTATTAATTATACTTGCTTATGTAATTTGGCGTATGAAAAATGGTTGTGACGGTAAGGAAATCCTTCTATTGTCGGTCCTGTTGGCCGGCGGTATCGCCTATGGTGTGAGCGCGCTTTTTGAAACACTCTTTGGTCGTCAAAGCATTAATCTGTTGAATATTCCACTCTTGGCCGAGGAAAAAGTGGCCGTGGACAATGTGCCGACCTGTGCCAGCGCCAGCGCAGGGAGCGTAGCTAAGGCCTAGAAATGGTTCTTTTTTTAAACAATGTGTTTAGAAGAAGAACAAACAATGTTCGGTTCTATGGTTAAAAGTATGAAAGACTATATCGGCATAACGCTCAAATATGCTCCCCTCTTTATAGGGATTGTATTTACAGTCTTTGGCCTTGTTGCCGCCAATTACTCTTACTTAATGGTCGCAATCGGCATGTTTATTGGTGTGCCGGCTCTCATGTATATCTTGGAACTCATCATTGGCCTAATCAACCGCGTCGGTTCAAAATCATGGAGTCTCTATGTGGACGAAGTGGTCGCAGCAGATTTCGGTTTCTTAAAAGGCAATCCAGTTGCCGGCGCACCGTATATGTGGTATCCATTAATGACCTTCATCCTCTCCTACCTGTTCATCAATGCTGCTGACCTCTATGGTGCTTATGAGGACAAGCCTGCCGTAAAAGGCAAGGCATCTATTGGTATGTTAATTAGCGCCGTCAGTTTTGTCGTGCTCATGTATTCTTATTCCGTCTTTTCCAAATTCTCCGAAAATGTCTACGGCCGTATTGTCATCTTTATTTTCACCGTCGCATTTGCCTACGGCTGGCACAAGTTCTTGAAGGGATGTTCGTCCCAAGAAAAGAACATACATCTAGATGACCTCTATGGTGTAAAGACGAACATTGTCAAAGTGGACGCCCTTGCAACAAAGAAAGTATGTGTCGCCGCGCCGTCAATGGAAGGGGCATAAGCGCCGCCGCCCCCTTATAACCCATATAAAATCGCCAACCTTTCCACAGTTCTTCGCCATGTCTTCACATCATCTGGTTTCAAAAGACGAGCCGCCAAAGCCCCATCAAATGTGTGCCCAAGTTCATTATTGGCTGGTCTGAAGCCTGACCCAGGATATGCCGCCTCCAATTCACTATAGGGGATTGGATTAGGTGGGGAGACGCCATTGGCATCATTCACCATACAATGAAGGTCGTATAACTCCCCACGGACGAGTTCCCTTATATTGCTAGAAGCATTTTCAATGTTTTTGACAATGTGTGTTCTGAATAACCAGTCCTTATAATGTTCGCTACATAAGGCACATGGCATAATGTGTGCGGTCAGTTTCAATACTTGGGCCCAGAGTGCGCGTTCGTCCACTTGTTGCACGCGGTCTCGCAGGGCGCCGGCAGAAGGGCTACATGAAAGTGTGTGTAGTATGCGCCATAATCGGGGCCCCCAGTAGTTCTTATGTGTTGGTCCTGGTCCATTCATAATAGAATAATATCCTATAGTGCTACCAAAAAATTGAGAGGCGAGCTTGGGCGCAGGCCAAGTATCAACTTGCTCGGTCAAAAATGAAGTTGCGCTTACCAGAGCCGATTGTGGATTTAATGAAGGCCCAGATGGTTAGGGCCGCGAAGGAATTGGTCGCTCATATGGCCTTCACAATTGATGTGCCGAAAGAAGATGCGGTGCGTCGTGTCCTGGGTGATATGCCGTCGGTGTCTATAGAAGTGGTTCAATGTAGTGATTATGAGACATCATGTTGTGTGCCTGTGGCAATGGGTTCGTCTGACAGGGACTATGAACTGTGTAGACTTCCATGTGTGTTGAACACTGGCCGATGTATCGCACATCAAGATGTGAGCGCTATTCCTGAGTTTGATACGGAGGCGGCGGTGCGACTGACTCGTTTGGAGGGCTTAAAGGAGGCAGACATGGGACCGCTTTGGTGTGAAGAAGAGAGTGGTAAGGTCTATAATAGACAGCAGGA